TTATTGTCCGTATCTCTTTTTAGGATCAAAATTGTTGAAAAGTTCAGCTGTCTCATCAGTTAATTTTTTTGTTACATGGCCGTATCTATCGAATGTAGTTCGATAACTGGCGTGACCGACTCGTTCTTGAATCGCTCTATAATTTGCGCCAGCTTCAATTAATAAAGTAACCATTGTGTGACGCAACTCATGTAGTCGTATTTTTTTCAGTCCATACTTTTTGGTGAACTTGGACCATTTTGCGGTGGGGGTTGTGTAATAATAGGGCTTTCCTTTTCCACTATGGAAAACGTATTGATGTTCTCCGCCTTCCCAAGCATCACCTAATCTCAGTTTCTCTTTTTTCCACATTCTATAATACTTTTCAAGCTCATCCATATACCAATCAGGCATCTTTACAAAGCGCTTAGATTTTTTTGATTTAGGATCTTTGATAAGCGGTTTTCCGTCAATTGTTTTTGGAATTGAACGATTTACATAAAAACCTCCTGCATCCCAATCAACATCTAAGTGCCATTCAAAGGCTAATCCTTCTGCTCTTCTAAGACCGCCAATCATTGCGCCTAAAAAATACAATCTCCACATTATATCAATCTGATACAGAGCCTCAATACACTCCTTAGCTGCTTCTGAATCATAAAATTGCATTTCTTTGGTTTCAACAGTAGGAGGATCTAAATCTTCTGTTGGATCTGATTTAATAAGTTTCCATTGTTTTGCAGCAACTTTAAACATCGCTTTCAAAACTTTGAATATATCGTATCTGGTTGAACTTGATAAACCTCCTGCTTTGCCGTCTTTACGAATTCCGTCTTTTTCTAGGGAATCCATAAAATCAACAATATGCATTGTTTTAATTTGATCCAATCTCCTGTGGCCGATTGAGGGTACAATATAGTTTTTTATATGGCTTTCATGCATTTCAGATGTTCGGTGAGCGAATTTTTTATACAAGATCCGGTCTTTATATTCATTTGCAAAGGATTCAAACGTTGATTTTTCAGGTGATATGTATTCCCCTGAAGTGACTTCCATTTCAAACATAAGAAGCTGCTGATTTAAATATTTTTCTCTTTTCCTTGTGCTGTTAAGAATCTTTGGGTCTTCGATCTTTATAGTCTTAGTTTTTCTGTCGCGTTTCCCTTTGGTATTGTATCCATTCTCAACTACTAATAAGAAAGACTTTTTACCTCTTGGCATCCAATGGCCCATGTTTTACACCTCATTGAATAGATTTTATCTGAAAATTTTTTTCTCTCATACATTTCTAACCGTTTAGCCGCGAAGGAATATGTCACATTAAATGTATCTCCTAATAATTTAATGACTTCTGATTTAAGACGGGGCAGTTTCAATTTTATGAGCATGAATGTTGGTACACAGAAGTGATACATGAAACTGTTCGCCTGGTATTCCTGAAGCTGCCTGAACATTCTATTCATGTGAAATTGGTTTCCAGTATGTTTTAAGACATGGCATAGCTCATGAACAAAGTCTTGCCACTGTTCTTGTGGAGAGGCACGAGCATCAAGGACGACGCTATACTCACCGTTGATTTGAAACATGCAGCTTTCTCTTTGCTCATAATGCAGCCAGATACGAAATGCCGCGGCAATCCTTTCTAAATCAATGTCTTCAGGAGTCTCAATATTTAATTTGTAATAGATTTTTTTCACTTCTTCTTCAAGATACGATAACTGGATTGACATTAAAAACACCACCGTGAAGGGAATGTATGTTCTGTTTTTGGTGTGAAAGAAAAGCCCGAGGAAAAAGGGCTGTCATAAATTCAATAGCTGTTTCTTTTTAATTTCATATTCTTCTTGAGTGATAGCATCCATATCCAACAATTCTTTATATTTTTTCAATTCATCAGCTGCAGATACAGTAGGGGCAGGAGCTGGTGGTATTGTTGGAGCCGGCATAGACTGGTGCTCTTCTATGTAATTTTGAATTTCTAATACCATCGGCAATTCATTTGGACCAAAAGTGAAGGAGTTATCGTCTTGTATTGCGTCCCAGAGTCCACTTGTTTCATTGGCAGCTGGTGTTAAAAATTGAAAATAGCCAGAGGTTACTAATCCTGGTTTTTTTATTTGAAGACCGGACAGTTCGCTGATTCTATAAGATTTCTCCCCACTATATCCTCGTGTGATAGTGTTAACAGCGCCTTTTCTTGCTACTCTTATATAGTTTCCATCAAGTGTGATTGTTGTTTTTGCAGATTTAAAATAATACTCTTTGATGTGCTTTTTCGATTCTTCTTCAATTTTCTTTTGTTCTTGGCTGACCTTTTCTTTTTCCAGATTGAATTTTTCTTCATTACCAGTAATTTTGGATTCTACATATTTACTTACTGCCTCTGGATTTCCTTCTGTTATGTTAGTGATACTGAATTCTCCATCTGAAGTTGTGCAATCTATCCGATAACCAGCAAGAGCTTTTTTAGTAACATACATTTTCAAAATAGAATCGTAAGGCCATTTCTCTGTAATCAGTGCATCCTTTTTAAGATAGAAGAAATAAACATAATCATCTGTTACGGCAAATATACCAGTAGGCATGCTGACAACTTTAGGTCTATTCAAGCTACCTCTTGCAATTTCCAATACGGTTTCGTTTAGCTCACTAAGCATCATTTTATAAGTTTTTACAAAGTTTTTAGAAGCCTTCATGTGTTTTTTGAATTGACAGTTATACACTTCACCATTCTCTGACAAAAAAGACAAATTGAATTTCCCCTTTATAGTAATCAAGTTGAACTTCCTACTTTTTTTCTGATCCGATCCCGTTTGAATCCAGATGCAATCCGGATGAGAAAGAATTCTATATCCCTTGATATAACTGGCTTCAACCTACTGGTGAAAAATTCTTTTCCGATCCAATTCAGATTTAATTCCGATCCAATCCCGATCTTATTAGTAAACAGAAATAACATAATAAATAATATAAATAAAGGTTTCCCCAGTATGTTACTTTTTAGGCTTTCGGCCTTCGCGTTCTTCTTTCTCTTTAAGGTACTTTATAAAATCAATTGCCTGTTTTTGACTTTCTTCTGAGAAATCACGAGCTTCTCTAAACGCAAGTTGTAAATCATCATCTCCGAACGCTTGTTCAAACTCTGATGTTTCTTTAATAACACTCGAATGATTATCAACTCTACCTAAAAGATAATCAGTAGTTGTATCGAGAGCGTCAGCAAGGTCACGTAACATTTCGTTTGAAGGTGTACTGTGTCCGTTCTCATAATTGCTTATAGTTCCCTTGGTGGTTTTGACTTTCTCAGCTAACTCAGTTTGAGTAAGTTTTTTTTGTTTTCGGCAAATCTTTAATCTTTTAGACAACATTTGGATTTTCCTCCATATCGAAGTACAAGGTAATTGTACAACAAATGAGAAGTGAATTAATATTTGTATAAGAAATTCATACTTTTTGTTGACATACAAGATTCTTATACTTATAATGAAAACATAAAGTACAAGAATCTTATACAGGAGGTGAGCGAATGAAAAACTATAAACTTGTGAATGCCAGAAAAGCTAAAGGCTTAACTCAAGAGAATTTAGCCGAAAAGCTTATGTATAAAAAATCCACTGTTTCCAATTGGGAAAATGGATATTCCACTCCTAAAATGGAAGATGCTTTTAAAGTCGCTGAGATATTGGATTGTGATATTAAAGAGCTTTTTTTTAATCAAAAAGGACAAGAATCTCATACAAATACAGCTTAGGAGGCCGAGTATGACACGCAATACATTAACTGTGCAGGAAACAGCTGATTACCTTGGCGTTCATCATGACACAATTTACACGATGGTCCGAGAAAAACAAATTCCACACTTCCGAGTCCGGAATCGCATTTTCTTTACCAAACATAACATTGATGCATGGATTGAAGCTCAGGAACAAGCGATTATGAAGGAGGCGATAGGGTGAATCAACTCGTTTTCATTGAAGGTAATCAAGTTGTAACGGACAGCCTGACTGTCGCTGAAGTCTTCGGGAAACGGCATGACACGGTCCTGCGGGACATCAGAAACCTTGATTCCAGCAAAGAATTTAATCTCCACAATTTTGCGGAGGTTGACTATCAGGATGACCGAAACCGAACATACAAAAAATATCTCATAAAACGTGATGGACTCACATTCCTGGTTTTTGGTTACACGGGCGCAAAGGCCGCAATATTTAAAGAAAAATACATTGCAGAATTTAACCGTATGGAAAATGAGCTTCAAAGGCTCAATCAGCCCTCTTACATGATTGATGATCCGATCAACCGGGCAAAGCGGTGGATCACCGAAGAGGAAGAGCGGCAACGACTTCAGCACACACTGAAGATTCAGCAGCCACTGATCAACTTTGCAGAGAGTTGTATGGCATCTGAAAAATCATTACTTGTGAGGGAACTGGCGAAGCTTGCATCTAAAAAGGGTATCAGCATTGGAGAAAAACGGCTGTTCCAAAAGCTACGCGAGTGGAAGATGATCTTGGCAAACAAGAACGAGCCATACCAGGAATATATCGACCGTGGTTATTTTGAAATAGCACAGGGAGTGCGACAAGTAAACGGTTCATCTAAATCATGGCTGACTATCCGCATTACGCCAAAGGGACAGGCCTTTATCATCGACAAGCTGAGAAAACAGCAAGCAAGCTAGTTCCTTCATTAATTAAATTTTACCAGTGAACAACTGGATATATCAGGAGGCAAACATATGGAGAACAACCCATACAATTTGCATAATCTACCCCGGATCATGCGTAGTGTCCGCAAAGCGGCAGGACTTGCACAGTATCAGATCGGAAATTTGATAGGGGGAAAGGATCAGCGGTATGTTTCGGACGTTGAAAATGGATTCAGTAAGCTTACCCCGGAATTATGCATCAAGTGGTTTGAGGCGTGCGAGGCATACGAACATATTGATCTGGTACATTACCTCTTCAAACTGCACCCGACGACGGCGGCGCCAATAGATCCAGCACTTAACGAGAGCGCAAGCGCGGCGGTAATCAATATGATTCACCAGCTTGAAGAAGCATTGCAAGCAACAAGGCATTTAGCGCGCTGGCTGGCAAACGATAGGCCAGGCCGACAACCAGAAGAACTGCCCATGGCCGATATTAAGCAGATTTTTGATCTGATCCCGGCAAACAAAACGCTGATATATTCGCTGGCCCGTAGCCATGGACTGAACATGAAAGAACTGGCCGAAAGGTGGACGCGGAAAGCGTTAATGAGTCAAGTTGCAATGGCAAAAACAGAGGAAAGGCAGGCGGTACTGGTATGAAAATCAATCAGTTTCTTAAAGTAGATGCAGATTCAGCAAAAAGGAAAATCGAATCGGCGGAAAGGCTCTCTATCATGCTTTCGGAAGCGTTAAGGGATGGCGATTACGAAGAAGCAATCAGTCTTGCAGGGAGCATCAAGGTTCTTACAGAGGATATTAACCGGCTGGCGAATAAAGGGCGCTTACATCAAACCGTCTTAAATATGGCGGCCCGCGGAATTCACCTGAGTGTTGTAAGTAGGTGTTCACAATGAATATTGAAAATCCAATGGTTCTGAACAACTGGCATGATAAGCTGACTGAGCCGGACACGCAAAAGGATTACTTTGGGGATGAAGTAACGGCTTTCGATGATTACGTGATAGATAGTGCTGAGGGTGAAATCATCTTGAGGGAAAACCTTGAGCGGTATCTGAAGGAGCATCTTGGTTTTGAATTTAAAAATGAGCAATAAAAAAGCCCACTTGGCAGAGTGGACTAGGTAAGGCGTTTTGATAATTGATTGTATTCCTATTATACCAAAACGCCCCATAAAAAACAATGGAGGTTTTATACATGGCTAAAGCAGTTAAAGTGGCATTCAGTGAGCGTGCGGAGGATCAGCGACGTTTAAGGCAGGTCGGCGGCTCAATTGTATTCTCCAAAAACGGTAAAGCGCAGTTTAGTTTCCCTTCAATGGATCACTATCGGGAATGGCAGCGGCTTGGAACGGAAGCATATAAAAGAAAGGTGGCAGAAGCACAATGAATGGATTATCACAGGTGGATTACTCAGATTACATGCCGGCGCCCCAGCAGGCTACTGGCGTGACTACGGAAGCGATGGTAAGCCGACAGGCTCAAGAAGTACAAGCGGCAATGGTTATCGCAAAGAAATTCCCACGGGACGTATACGCGGCTTTTGACCGGATTAAAAAAGCATGCGAGCGGAGGCTATTGGCTGAGAATGCGGTATATGAATATCCGCGCGGCGGCACAAAGGTTTCCGGCCCATCCATCCGGCTGGCTGAGGCCTTGGCACAGAACTGGGGGAACATTGATTACGGAATTATGGAGTTGGAACAAAAGGCCGGTGAATCATCTGTCATGGCTTACGCTTGGGATCTTGAAACGAATACCCGGCAAACCAAAATTTTCACTGTGAAGCATGAACGGAAGGCACGGGGCGCCATTACCAAACTTGATGATCCAAGGGATATTTACGAAATGGTTGCCAATCAAGGAGCCCGCCGGGTTCGTGCTTGCATACTTGGAGTGATTCCGGGCGACATCGTTGATGCGGCGGTAGATATGTGTCAAAAAACATTGATTAGTGGACATAAGGAACCACTGGAAGACCGACTCAGAAGTGCCTTCTCCCTTTTTAAAAAAGAGTTTGGCATCACTAAGGAAATGATTCAGGAGTACATCGGCAGTAATGTTGATGCCTTCACTGAGCAAGATTTCCTGAAAATTGGTCGTATTTACACGGCCCTGCGTGATGGGATGGCAAAGAAAGAGGATTACTTCAATGTGAAGGCCACTAGTGCGACTAAATCAAAGGCTGAGGAAGAATTCAAAAAGCAGAAAGAGCAAGCTGACAAGCCTGCTGATAGTAAAGAAAAGGCGGGTGATCCTGCTAATGCGGATACCGGCGCTGAACAAGAAGAATTATTACTCTAACGAGATTGATAGACACTACATGTCAAATTCTCAATATAAAAGCTTTTTGCAATGCGAGGCTGCCACGATTGCAAAGTTGAACGGAGAATGGACGCCGCCCACATCGGAGGCGCTCCTCTTCGGCCAATACGTTCATGCCTGGCTTGAGGGTGAACAGGCTTTTGATGAATTTAAAAAGAACACCCCATCACTTTTTACACAAAAGGGCCAGCTGTACAAGCAGTATCAGTTAGCTGATCTGATGATTGAGGCGATTCAAAATGATGATCTCTGTATGTTTGTTCTTCAAGGAGAAAAGGAAGTCATCGTAACTGCTGAATTGTTCGGTGTTCCGTGGAAAGGAAAGCTGGACGTATACAACCCAGCAGGCGGCCGTTTCTCCGATCTGAAAACAGCGCGGTCATTGCGGGAGAAAGTTTGGGATCCGGAAATAGGATATTGCTCTTTTGTTGAGGCATACGGATACATCGCTCAGATGGCGCTTTACGCAGAGATTGAAAAACGGATGACTGGACGGAGCGAATGGCTTGAGCCCCTGATCGTAGGGGTTTCAAAAGAAGATCCACCTGATAAAGCTGTCATCAATATTGATGAGGGCAGGATGGAAATAGAGCTTGAAGAAATTGAGCAGCGGATGGATCGGATTTTGCAAGTGAAACACGGCGGAGAGAAGCCAGAGCGATGCGAAAAATGCAAGTATTGCCGGGCCACTAATCAACTGAACAGTATCATCCATTTTTCGGAGTTGGTGAGCTGATGAAAAGGGAGCTGATCAGGATTCCTATCCCGCACTGTTATCTCTGGCTGGTCAAAACGGTTCAGCGCGACATGAGAAAGGACTTGTATACCCGGTACACGACTGACTACTTAAAGACAAATGAGCCGTCTCTGAGATTAGTAGAAATAGATTTCAAGGCTCTGACAGCACTGTGTGAAAGGAAGTAGGTGAGCGGCATGGATATGCAAGGTTTGGGGTATGTGGTCCTACCTCGGCTGCCATTTAAGGATTCACGTGATGAGACAATATACGATTATTTATTCAAACGGGCGGAGTACAGGGCAGATCAAGAACTAAAGCTCGGGCAGACAATCGTTAAGCTTGTGGAGTTAGCCAAGCGCTTCAACTGGTCTTCTGATCAGATCAAATACTCATTAGATCGGATGGTAAAGCAAGAGTATTTGAAGTTGGACCGGCTGCCGCAAAAACGCGGTTTCATTGTGACGGTGTTGAACTATGCCGAGTACATACAGCTTGGAAATTACAACAAGAAGATAGACCCGGCTCCAATACCTTTAGGACAGCAGGAGGTTGACGAAAAAATGAAAAACGCATTTGAACTATTCGAAAACAAAACAGCCCGCACCATTGGCACGATGGAGGTTCAGCGGCTCGGATATATGGTGGATGATTACGGCGAAGAGAAAGTCATGGAGGCAATGAAACAGGCGTTCAGAAGCAAGGGAAACAACGTCAATCTGAATTACATTGAAGCAATCCTCTCAAATCCATTCAGCCAGAGACGAAAGGAGAAACAGCAGCATGGAAGCTCGCAAAACGCAAGATATGGACGCGGCAATGAAAGCAATTCTAACCAAGCTCCGGGATCGGTCAGCAGCATCTTCAACGGGACAGGCCGCCTCAGAAGAAAAGGCTGAATACGAGTGCTCTGACTGCAAGGATAAGGGCATTATTGTTTACCGTATTCACCAAGACACCGAGCGCCAATTGAGAAAAGAGCATAAGACAATGGAAAGCCTGGCCCCTGATCAAATGGTCAGAGAAGAGGATTATCTTGCAGGGAAAGTATGCTTGCCGGATAAGGCCCGAGAATGGAAAACCACATTTTCCAAGCAATGTGAGTGTGTAAAACGGAAAAAGATCGCCCGGCTTATGAAGGCCAGCGGCATCACGGAGGAATTCGAAAAGCTCCTTTTTGGAAACTTCATTAAGGACGGGAAGCCGGACATGATCAAGGACGCTTATGAGTGCGCAGTGGAATACTATAAGGATTTTCCCAGCATCATGGGAAAACGTTCAAACAGTATCGCTTTGCTCGGGCAGCCGGGCAGCGGAAAAACGCACTTGTTAACGGCGATCATGAACAATCTGATCAAGAAAAAATCAATTTACTGCATGTATTTCCCGTACGTTGAGGGAATGGGCGATCTGCGAGATGACTTTGACCAGCTGGAAACAAAGCTCGACGCCATGAGGAAAGCTGAGGTTCTGTTCATTGATGACTTGTTCAAGCCAGTGAAGGGGGAACCGCGGGCGACGGATTGGCAAGTGGAACAAATTCAATCGGTTGTGAATTATCGGTACTTGAATCATAAGCCTCTGCTAATCTCTTCCGAACTTGATACGGGCGGAATTTTGGACATTGACGAGGCGCTAGGCTCCCGGATTCATCAAATGTGCAGAGATTATACAGTGATCATTAAGGGCGACCGGATGCAATTAAATCACAGGTTAGGAGATTGGGAATGACGGAAAAAGCGAACTTCACAGCAACCGGCGGCATGTATCTGTTTGGGCCTGCCGAGCAAACGGCCGGCCAGGACCTTACCCCGGCGATCCGGGTGCTTGAGGAAAAAATCAAACAAATGGAGCTGATGCACAGTGCTTAAAGCGGTTATCCTGCTGCCAGCCATCATCCTCACAGCGCCGTACAAGGAAAAGCAGATTCAGCACTGGGAACAAATTGACGGGAGGTAATGACGGTTGGATTCCATTCAGTTTATAGTTTACGGCGAGCCTGTTGCACAGGGGAGGCCGAGGGGATCTGTTATAAATGGCAAGGTTAAAATGCGTGATCCTTTGAAATCAAAGAATTTTAAACAATATGTTGCACTGGTGGCGTCACAGTATCGGCCAAAACAAGTTATTACGGGACCTGTGGCAATGGATGTCAGAGTATTCAGACCGATGCCGAAAGCTGTATCCGGATCCAAGAGGAAAAAGGAGAACGCTGAGAAAGGGCTGTTACGCCCTGTAACAAAGCCGGACGTCGATAACTACGTAAAAGGTGTCAAAGACGCTTTAAATCATCTGATATACAAGGATGATAGTCAGGTAGTCGATTTGAAGGTCAGTAAGTTTTACAGTGAAGAGCCACGGGTGGAAGTCATTATAACTGAGATTGTGTCATGACAGGTAGCTTTTGTAGAGATCCTAAATCAAATAATCAGGAGGTCAACAACATGCAAGAAAAAATCGATCCATACAAGCCTGGTCCAGTTAAGAAGTGGAAAATGACGCCGGAGCAATTGGCAGCTTACGTCGAAAAGCATCCGATCATCTACCGCGAGGAATTAAAGCCGTCTGCGGGCGTGACGATGCGGCTGCCGTCGTAAAACGTAAAAAAGCACCGAAGCCGTAGCCCCGATGCTCTGATATGAACTGGTACTTCTATCATAGCACAGGGGGCGGCCAGAGTGAACAAGCCAACAGAAATAAAAAATCATGAAACAACTATTCAGCAAAGCATCGAGCCGGGGAAAGTCCGTATCATCGTTTTAGATGGCACTGAAGGGACAGCCCACTTAATGGACGCCCCGGAACACGGTAAAACAATCATTCAAACAATAAAAGGCGGCCTGGCTCGTTGTGATTACGAGATCGGTTATAAATTCAAATAGCAGGGGTTTTCCTCTGCGGGGGAGGAACGGGCATGAAAGAGAGAATTGAACGTCTGAAAAAACTGACATACATTCCGCAGAAGGAAATTGCTTGGCTTATTGAGCAAGCTGAACTGAATGTTAAGCAGCAGGAAATCATCGAGGAAAATAAGCGTCAGCAGGAAGTCGCGGTCAATCAGTTTCGGCAGGCCCGGGAGGAGATCAGCCGGCTACGGGCGGAGAACAATCGCTTTAAAGAGGCTCTGCAAGTATATGCGAATAAGAGAAATTATGAATCAAGGAGACGAAAGGTTCCCGGAACCGCATTAAATGGGGAGAAAATCAGCGCTTCCTTGATCGAAATAGACAAAGGGCAAACGGCCAGAGAAGCATTGGAGGGTGATGCGGAATGAGCGAATTATCCCAAGCACAAACTTGTCCGTATTGCGATTGCACAGAAGAAGCATACCATTCTAACTGGGATTCAGACAGCGACGGGATCGTAATATGCACGAGTTGCCATAAAGAATATTATTCAATGCCCAAATATCACTTTGAGGGTTGGCAGGTTGAAAAAATATGCGAAGAATGCGGTCATGAAGAAAGTGAATGCCATTGCGAGGGGGAAGAAAAATGATGCCATTACAAGTAGAACTGCAACGGAACGTGAAGGCCACGAAGGACGAAGCAATGACCGTCGAGCAGGCGGCCGAGCTTTTAAAGGTTCACCCGGACTACATCCCGACGCTGGTCGCTCGGTCTGACGATCTGAAAATGATCGGCGACCATACCATTATCGCTAAACGGGATAAAACAAATATCTGGTTGGTCGGGGCATGCGTGGGGCTCATCTTCTTCACTATCTCCGTGTTGCCGAATTTGATCGGGGGTTAAGGGATGGCAACAGCAGAGCAATTGAAACGAATGAACGACATAAACGATTTGATCAAGCTTATCGCAAGCATAGACAGACGTACTTTCTTCTGTAAATACAAGGAGCGGGTGGCGTATTTCAGATTTAAGAAAAAACTGTTCTTCGTTGATGATTACACGGGCGCTGACGTTTACCCATATGAATTGGGATACGGCAGTTCAAACGGCTTTTCGCATGGGGGCAACATGTGGCAACTGGTCAATAGCTTCAGAAAATTCATCATAACAGGGAAATACGGCGAGCTGAGGGATTATAAAGAAATATGGGCTTACAGCTATGAAGGATGTATGAAAATCCGTCAGAAGGCGAAGGAGATCGGTTTCATTGAAAGTGTTGATTACCCCTACAGTTTTGATGAATGGGCGGATAGTAAATGATCGAATACCATTGCCCGGACTGCGATTATAAAAAACTTGATTTAGAAATCCGCACAGATGCCCGCTGCCCGCATTGTGGGCGCTGCATGGGTGGTGAAGTGGAAAAATAGAAGAGCATATTAGAATGCTCTTCTATTAGAAAATTAATAGACAAATACGTGTAACTGACCGTATACTGATCCATTTTTGAATATAGTTAAATATGCATTTCCAGCTTTATTGCCACGGACAAGTCCATTGGTATCTACTGTGAAAACAGCGCTATTATCTGAATGATAAGCGAATCCTGATCCTAAATATTTTGCATCTAATTGTTTAGAACCCCCAGCTCTCACTTCAAAAGTATCGTAATAGGCTTTAATTGGACCAGGAGATATAGTTGTTTGCATTTCATTTTTTTGAGGAGTTATCTCCTTAGCTGAAGCCATACCACTAATTGAAAAAGCTAATACAGGAATCGATAGTGCAGTCACAGCAATCTTTTTGAAATTCATTTTAAACACTCCTTTGGTTTTTTATGGAACATAGTAAGAATTCGAGCAAAATAACGATTATCCTTGTAAATAAATGTTAATTATTTGTGAATTAGGAAGGGGAAAATAATGAAAAAACTATTCAAATCAATCATTTTATCAGCTGCATTACTTACGGGAGCGGCGGCCGTTGCGCCGTCTGCTTCCGCCGCATGGTCCGGCTGGCAAAATGAATCCGGGTACAGCGGCCGGGTGTTTACGGATGCTGCGACATATACGGGCGGCGCCTCAACGGTGGACTGGAAAGCCGAGAAAAAAGGATCAAGGACACTTTATTACACAGCCGGCGTATACAAGAAGCGCAGCGGCGGCGGGCTGACTGATACGAATCTGGTACAGCGGGGCAGCTTCAAAACGGCAACGCCTCTGAAATCATTCAACGTGAAAACGATCCGGAATAAGACCGGAAAGGGAACCTATGTCATTCAGCTGGACTGCTACTCTGATTCCGGCAAGCGGAACTACATCGGGACATTTGAATCAGCAAAATTTCAAATCAAATAAGGGGGATTCGATGGCGCTAAGAATAGTTTTTATGCTGATGGGGTTAGGATTCTGGTTTTATTTTCAGTACGAATACAGGCCGGAAATGAAGGCGAATATCACATTAATAGGCTCAATCATTGCATTCACGGCCGCGGCGTTTTTTCAAGATATTGATAAGTATGTAGAGAAGAATAAGAACGAATCTAACTGAATAAGTCCAAGACGGAAAGCCTGCGGACACTGATCATTGCACAGAATCACTGTGCTCTGATTGGTGTCCGTTTTTTATTTGAGCGGAGGGATGACATGAAGCAGAAAAAGAAAAAGCCCAATAAAAACGCGCAGGAGCGATCTGAACGCTTTTGGCGGCAAATGATGGGACAAGACATGCAAAGACTTAAACGAGGCAAGGGCGGCGCATTTAAGCGCAAATAAGGGAGGAATCAGAATGCAGGATTTAATCATTGAATACAAACGAGCTTTAAGAGAAACAAGAAAGATGTACCGGCTCTACAAAGATACAGCTGAAGTCAATCTGACGGCCGAACAGATTAACGACAAAAAGATTATCAGTAGCATGATCAGCGATATTGAATTCACTCTCGAATGGCTGCAGAACGGAAGACAGCCCGGCGCCAGCCGAGGTGCTGACAGAAGAGACGCATACCAAAGGACGATTCTTGCTGATCCGCGCTTAATTGATGCGCTCCCGGAAGAATACGCAATCGTTCAAGAGGCTGAGGGAGAGGTAAGTGATTGGGATAAGGAAAGAATCGCTGATGCCCTATCCGTGCTTACTGAAAGAGAAAAAGACATTTTCATGATGCATGCTGTGCAAAACATGTCATTCGAAGAAATCGCGCAGTTATTGGGGATTAAAAAAGGAACTGTGCAGAAGAACATCGAGCGTTCCCGCCTGAAAATGAAAAATAGAGCAGATCACAGCCTATTCTGTTTAGCGTGAATAGGCTCTTTTTTATTGGAGAAATAATGAAAAAAGCCCACTAAATTACTTGACGTAAGTAAAGTATTGAGGTATAATTAAAGTATAGAAAGGAGGGAAAGAAAGTGGCTGAAATCGCATTGATACTGGGGATTATCCTCACAACTCTCACAGTTGTTGAAAAAGTCCTCATCATCAGGGAAAAGCTTAAAACAAAAAAGCCCAAAATCAAAAAACGCAGACGTCCAAGAAAGCGCAGATGATTTTGAGCCGAGGGAGAAGGTAGCGCTTCTCCCTTGCTCCAAGTATAACAAATGCGGCGACTAAAGAAAAATACCTGAAAGCCAGCCACTTTCAAAAAAATGAAAAGTGTACAGTCCACCACCGATATTGTTGTTCTTCTCGCCCTGGCGTATATGCTGTTTTTCCGTCAGGATGTGGCAGCGGGACCATTGAAAACGGCTCTCGACATTAGTCTGATCATTTTATTTGTTGTTTCGATCATTGAGAAAGCATTTTCCCTTTACTTGAAATATCGCGAGAAAAAAGGATGAATAAAAATGTACAAGCCTAAAGAGCGTGACGCAATCAAGAAATTTCTGAATGAAGAGATACTCAATACAAGTGAGGCGCTTGAGATATTGGGGTTCACCCGTCAGTATCTGAATCAGTTAGTAAAGACCGGGGAATTAGAGCCGATGAAAGAAATGCCCCGGGACAGGCTTTTTCTGAAAGAGGATATTTTGGATTTTCAAAAACATAGAAGGAAATGAGCAAATATGAAAAAATTAATCGATGGTTCAACGATCTTATTCTTTATTCTGTTTGTGATATTGTTCACTAATTTTAATTATGGTGATCTCAGCACTCTCGATATTATTACTATGATTTTGGCACTGATCTGGTTTGTATTGACTATAATTAATATAACCCTAAAATGGAGAAACCTCCGAAATGGCTAAGTTTATTTTTGAGAGTATAGACGAGCTGAGAGATTTTATGGATAAAGAAGTCATAACGACATCTGAAGCCATTGAGATAATCGGATGCAGCCGGCAGAACCTCAAGCAGCTGGTGGATTATAAAACATTGGTTCCGATTAAAACTACGAAAAGAGATCGCCTATTCTTGAGAAAAGATATTGAAGGCTATAAAAAGAAACGTTGATTGCACCCTGTCAAAAGGGTGTTTTTTCGTCTTACGGTTGCCACCTATTTATGAAGGGCGCTTTCGTTCGACAAATTTTGCGAATGGTTCCTTTCTCCTGTTCCTTAACCGATAATAAGGTGGGAGGTGATAATATGAATTTTGAAGCGCAAATGAAAAACCTTGAAAAACAAATCAAGGCTGCTACAGATGGAACTTATTCAGTGGAAGAAGTAGTGAATGATGAATTTGTAAGAAAAAATACTCAATTTAAGTCAAAAGAAGAATTTTTCAAAGCGGCACCCCAAGTTTTAAATGAAACTAAAGATTTAGATACGTTGAGTAATCCTGATGTTGACAAGTTTATTGCGGAGAATTCGAGTTACAAAACTTGGATTGAGTTGAAAGAAGCTGCTAAAAAAACCTTTGTAAAACAACTTTTGAAGAAAAAAGGATTCAATGTTCAATAAGACACCCTTCGGGGTGCTTTTTTATGTTCTCTGTAAACTGATTCCGGTAAATCTCAGAAAAACAATTGGCGGCTGACAGCCTCTGAGTGTGGGCGCGGTTTAGAGAGAATATATAGTTTAAATGGAAGATGTTTGATATATTGTTTTTAGATAGAGAAAGAGGTGATAAAAAATGGCGACCTATAAAATTACTTTTATAAATGGTGAGGTAGTACACCATCAAGGGCGTTTTAAAGCTGATCTTGACGACATTAGAAAAGGTAAAATCAAATTTTATGAATTTGAAGGAACCTTGTATAATGTAGATCACATTTTTTCCATTGAGATAGTTGGGTAATCATAATCAAGAGCCTTAGGGCTCTTTTTTATTTTTTCCAAAACAAACACGAATCAGAAGGGGGCGGCGGTGAATGTAGATGGCTGAAAAGCACATTCAGGCGTATAAGGATTACGTCAAAGGCATGAAATACAAGGACCTTGCCGAAAAATACGGGGTGTCAGTGAACACGATCAAATCGTGGAAGCAGCGGCATGGATGGGAAAGGAAAAAGGGTGCACCCCCTGAAAAAAGTGTGCACACAAAAATAGGCGGGCAACCCGGCAACAAAAACGCATTAGGAAATAGCGGAGGGGCGGCTCCGGCAAGAAATCAAAACGCTGTATCACATGGGTTCTTTTCAAAGTATCTGCCGGAAGAAACGCTTGAAATCATGGAAGAGATTCAGGAACGTTCCCCTGCTGATATGATATGGGATCAGATTCAAATACAATATGCAGCCATTCTACGGGCGCAACGCATTATGTTTGTGCAGGATCAGGATGATGTAACCAAAGTTATGAAAAAGGAGAAGCCAGGTATGTTTGGTGATGAGCGAGAATGGGAGTTTCAATTCGCATGGGATCGTCATGCAACATTCCTGAACGCTCAATCTCGGGCAATGGGCGAGCTCCGGAGCTTGATCAAGCAATTTGACCAGCTGGCGCATGAGCAAGATGAGCGGCGCCTTAAATTGGAGCAAATGCGCTTGAATATCGAGAAGACGAAGAAGGCTGTTAACGGCGGCGACGGAAACACCCAAGAAAATGATATTGCCGCAATGTTGAGGAAAATGGTGAATGCCGATGGAACTGAATAAAAAGCAAAAGGAAGTTTGGGACAGCTTTATTAAAGAGCAACCCAAAATTCTAATTTGTAGCGGTGCAAAGAGGGCAGGAAAAACATTCGTGCTCCTTTTGACGTTCCTTGCTCACGTCAGCAAGTATCAAAACATGGGTTTATCCTTCATCATCGGCGGGGCTACTCAGGCAGCCATAAAACGAAATGTCTTGAACGATATGGAATTGATTCTGGGTAAAGAATTGAGGCTCGACAAGTCGAATGCCGTTGAAATATTCGGCAACCGTGTTTATTGCTTTGACGGCGCCAATGCTGATTCATGGAAAAAAGCGCGGGGGTTCACATCAGCCGGCGCATTCCTGAATGAAGCGACTGCCCTGCATGATTCTTTCATGAAAGAAGTCATTTCCCGGTGCTCCTACAAAGGCGCTGTGGTCATGATGGATACAAACCCCGAAAACCCGATGCACACCGTCAAAACGGATTATATCGACAAAGACGGGCAGGTATTGAAAAGCGGCCGGCTGAACATCCGGTCATTTCATTTCTCGCTGTTCGATAACAATTTTCTCGATCCGGAATATGTGGAGAGCATCGTGGCATCGACGCCGAGTGGCATGTTTACAGATCGGGATATACACGGTTATTGGGTGGCGCCTGAAGGAGTCATATACAAGGATTTCAATAAGGACATTCACTATATCAGCTCTGAGGAATTGGAAAACAGGCGCGTCAATTTCAAGAAGTATTTTGCGGGCGTCGACTGGGGATATGAGCACCCGGGTTCTATTGTTGTAATCGGACAAGATGACCAGGGGTGTTTTTATTTGCTCGAAGAACATACCAAGCGGCATGAGGAAATTGATTACTGGGTGAAAATAGCCAAAGGCGTAAAGGAGCGGTACGGAAACATTAATTTCTACTGTGATTCTGCGCGGCCGGAACATGTTCAGCGATTCCGCAGGGAGAAACTGCGTGCTTTGAACGCTGATAAGGCGGTCATATCTGGTATTGAAGAAGTGGCGCGGCTGTTTAAACGAAATGAATTATTCATCGTGAAAGATAAGGTCGCTCGTTTTGAAAAGGAAATTTTCATGTATGTTTGGAATCAAAAGACTGGCGATCCTGTGAAGGAATGGGACGACGTGCTGGACTCACTCCGGTACGCTCTGTATTCGCATAATAAACCGAAAAGACGGAGAGGGGTGAGTTGATGAATCATTTTATAGACATGATTGAACAGTCCGGCATAACACCTGAATTGATTGACAAGATCATTCAGGAGCATAAGCCGGATCATGACAGAATGAAAAAACTATATGATAGGTACCAGGCTGAGGTTCAGGGCGTTCCGATCTTATCCAGAGAAGCCATTGAATACGAGGATTTTGAAACAGGGAAATTAAAACGTATTGATCACAAAGTAAACAATAGGCTAAACAACTCGTTTGATTCTGAAATCATTGATACAAAGGTGGGCTATCTGTTTGGTCATCCAATTGCGTATGAGTTTGATGAGAGCGGTGAAGCAAGTAATGCAAAACTTGTGAAACAGCTGATTGAAGGTTTCAATACGGAAAACAACATTGCTGATGAAGACAGCGAGTGGGGGAAAATGGCCTCTATTTGCGGTTACGGTGCCCGCCTCGCTTACGTTGACCGTTCTGGAAACGAACGTATAAAAAATATTGATCCATGGGAATGCGCCTTTATTACTGATGGAAGCATCCATGAACCTACTTACGCTTTGCGATACTACACGGTGTACGGCGGCAAGATTAAAGCAGAATTCTATGATCAGAAATATGTTTATTATTTCAGTACGAAAGACAGCTCGGCCTTCACTCTTGATAAAAAAACTTTGCATCTTTTTGACGGCTGCCCCTTATTCGGTTTAGCGAATAACAAGGAACTAAAGGGAGATGCCGAAAAGGTTCTTTCGTTAATTGATGCGTATGACCGCACGTTGTCCGATGCATCGAATGAGATTGAGCAATATCGACTGGCTTATCTAATTTTAAAAGGGCTTGGCGCGGATGAAGAGACGCTTGATCAGCTCAAAAAGACCGGAATCCTTGAATTGTATGACGAAAAAGACGACGTAAGCTATCTGACAAAGGATATAAACGATGCCATTATAGAAAACCATCTTGATAGGTTGGAAGAGAATATTCTCCGTTTTGCGAAATCGGTCAATTTCTCCGATGAATCTTTTGGTGGGAATGTTTCAGGGGTTGCGATGAAATATAAATTGATGTCGCTTGAAAACAAATGCATCACAATGGAACGGAAGATGACGGCTGCTCTGCGTTATCAATATAAATTGATTTTTTTCGCATGGGACACTAAAAGGCAAGCGGCAGCGGAAGATTATAAAAAAGTTTGGTTTGGATTTAAGAGAAACCTTCCGGCAAATGTACTGGAAGAAGCAAACACGACGGGACAGCTTAAAGGAATGGTAAGCGAAGAAACCCGCCTGTCTCTGCTGTCGTTTGTTGATGATGTCCAGTATGAACTGAAGAAGATGGAAGAGGAAGAAGAGGAATACAGGCTCAACATGCCACCGTTAACGGATGTGGAAACAGACGCGGGCGGTGATGAAGATGAACCAGAATGATATTGATAAGTACCTGGACGACATGATCACTGAGGATGCTCAAAAGATTGATGTCGTTTTTGCATCTCGCTTAAAGGAGATCAATGCACAAATTGCCCGGCTGTATGCGAAGTACAGCAAGGACGGCCAGCTTACTTTTGCCAATGCCAACAAATACAATCGTCTGAACAAGGAAATGGAGAGGATGGTCGAGGAATCTCACAAGGCTTTCAAAACCATTCTGACTATTGTTGAGGCATTAGCAGCAAAGCAGTTTTTAGAGAATTATATGCGTTCTGCTTATCTATTTGAAATGGAATCCGTGGTTAACTTGGGTTTTAGCATCCCGACAGCTGAAGTGATCCGGCAGGCCATTCTAAATCCCATAGCTGAATTGACTTTGTCAGCGATATACAGGCGGCATCGAGATGATTATGTCCGGCAGATTCAAATTTCCGTCGCACAGGGCCTACAAGCGGGGGAGGATTATTCAAAGATCGCCCGCCGCATTGAAAGAGCAACCGAATTTGCCCGCAGGAAAGCCCGTGACGTTGCGAGAACAGAAGCTCATCGGGTACAAGTCTCGGCAAGGATGGAAAGCGCTGAGAAGGCCTCAAAACGGAGCAACCTTAAAAAGATGTGGAACGCTACCCTGGATCTTAAAACACGATCTGGCCACAGGAAGCTGGACGGGAAGACAATAGAACGCAATGGGCTGTTCAAATCAATTTACGGCGGCGTCGGCCCGGCTCCGGGGCACATGAATAATGCGAAAGATGACATAAACTGCCGTTGTACGATTGCTTTTAAAGTAAACGGCGTCTTGCCGGATACGAGAAGGGCGAGGGAAGGCGGCAGCGGGGCAGGTCAAACAATCCCATACCAAACCTATGAAGAGTGGTACAAATCCATTGAGGAAAAGGGAAGCCGTTAAACAGCGGCTTTTTATTTTGTCCTGAGCATGACGTTAAAAGGCTTATTTTTCATGCACTCATAACAGGCGCGCACTGTAGAGGGCGAAGGAGGAAGAAACGTAATGCCAACTTTAGAAGATGTGAAAAAATTTCTCGAAGAAAATAAAGAGAACGAAGAAGTACAGTCGTATCTAAATGAACTTTCTGCCGTGTCTGCTGACAAGGTGAATGGGTTTTTAGATACAGAAGAAGGAAAACGTCTCATTCAGCCTCGGTTGGATTCTCATTTTACAAAAGGGCTTGATACGTGGAAGGCGAACAACCTCGATGCTCTGGTTGATGCAAAGGTAAAAGAGCTTTATCCAGAAGAAACAGAAGAGCAGAAGCGGATCAGGAAGCTCGAAAAGGAGCTGAAAGATCAAAAGACAGCAGCGCAACGTGAAAAGCTTTTAAACAAAGCTGTTTCTTATGCTTCCGAAAAGCAACTGCCGTCAGATGTAGATGTAGTGGGATTCTTTGTCGGTGAGGATGAAGAATCAACGATGAAGAACCTCGGAGCATTCGAAGAGAAGTACAATGCTGCACTTCAAAAGGCTATTGAATCCAAGTTTCAAGAGAATGGCCGTGATGTCCAGTCCGGCAGCAACGAACCGACAAATCAAGATTTAGACATTAGCTCGCTTGCAGCTGAAGCAAGTATTAGAAAATAAGGAGGGCTATCTTTAATGCCAACATTTAACCCAAACAATGCATTAATGCAAGACTCAGTAAATGGGAAGGTTCCAACTGAACAAGGGACGCTAGTTTTAAAAGAGTTTATGACCCAATCTGCTGTCACGAAACTAGCAAAATTTGAAGAAATGACTAAGCCGGAGAAAGAATTCACGTACTTGGCTTCTGGGCCGGGGGCATACTGGGTTGGAGAGGGCGATAGAATTCAAACATCTAAGGCCCAATGGTTAACAGCAAAAATGATTTCAAAGAAATTGGGTGTCATCATCCCTGTTTCTAAAGAATTCTTGCGCTACTCTGTAACAGATTTCTTCACACAAATGCGCCCGGCTATCGCTGAAGCCTTTGCGATCAAATTTGATCAGGCTGCGTTATTCGGTGTAGATTCACCGTTTGGAAAAGGCGTATCTGTATTTGAAAAAATCAAGGAATCTGGTAACGCTATTGCGTTAAACTCACTTGGCAATCTATATGATGAGTTAAGCGGGGTCATGGCTCTGGTCGAAGACGCTGACAAAGATGTAAACGGCTTTACAACAACACGCCGATTCCGTCAAAAGCTCCGCGGCACAAAGGATGGTAATGGTCTTCCGATCTTCAACGATGCGACAGGTGGTGCCACACAGCAAGCACTTGGCCTTCCGATCGGATACGTGGATTCTAAGTCATGGGATTACGAAAAAGCGGCATTACTTGCGGCTGACTGGAATTACACACGTTACGGAATCCCTCAAGGCATGGAATACAAAATCTCAGAGGATGCAACATTGACAACGATTGTCGATGCAGACGGAAACCCGATCAACTTGTATGAGCGTGATATGGTTGCTCTCCGTGTAACTCAGCAAGTCGGATTCATGACATTGACCGATGATGCTTTTGCTGCTATTACACCAGCAACGGAGGCGTAAGCTTATGGGGTACACATCTAAAAACTATAACACTAATAACGGCGACAAATTGGTGATCGGCGGCGAGCTTGAAATAAAAGAAGGCGCGAAGGTTACCGGGTTATCGGGTTCTGCGCCTGCTCCTAAAACTATCACTTCGGAAATGATCGGCGACGGAGAAGTGAAAAACATCAATATCGGTGATGGGTCCGTCCAAAACCGTAATATTGGCACCGGGAGCGTTCAAACAAAAAATGTGGGAGATAAGGCAGTTACTTTAGCAAAACTCGGTGACGATGTGACAGCAAAACTATCTGATTTAGAGAATCGGATAAAAGCACTGGAAGGAGGCGGCGCATGATATGAAAGCATCTAACGGTTCCAAAACCATTGAATGCACTGAAAAGGCTTTTGAGGTGGTTTATTCTCACATTGGTTTTAAGAGAGTGGAAGAGGCCAAGAAGCCAGCTGCCGATCTTCTTGATATGACTGAGGCTCAACTGCAGGAGGTAAACAAAGATGAGATTATTGCTTTCTTGAAAGAGAATGAATATGATTTTGACCCTAAAGCGCCTAAAGACGAACTGATCAAGATTGTCTTAGGTGAAGAGTAGGTGATTCAGTGGACATCGCACAAGTAAAGCGAATGACAGAGATTAAGACAGATAGGCATGACGAATATTTATCTGAAATAGTCCCTATTTTGATTGAGTCTGCCAGTGATTTTTGTAGCAACACTTTCGACCCGGAGGCTTTGCCAGCTGGCGTGAAGCTTTTTGTTGCGAAGGCTGCAGAATATAACATGAATCCTTCTGGACTCTCGGGAAGAAGCATGGGGGATGTGTCATATTCGTACAATACAGAATTTCCTCGGTACATCACTAAACACCTTACGCCATATCGAAGGCTGAGAGTTAAATGATTTATGAGGAATTCCCCCACGAAATCACGTTTCAGCGGATGGAAAAGGTGCCGGACGGCGGCGGGGGCTATGTTGAAAAATTCACTGATTATCTCACAACAGAGGCCTTTGTCGGTGGGATTACGTCCCGGGAATATTATCAGGCTCAACAGCTTCAGAATCCGGTTGATTGCAATGTGTATTTCCCGTATCGCAATGATATTGAGAAGACAATGCGGATCATCTACGAAAACAAGGTGCTGACTCTCAAATCAGATCCGATCGACCAGGGCGGCATGCATGAGATTATGAATTTGAAATGTCAGGTTACGGGGGTGCTGAAGGGCAATGGCTGAGGTGAGCGGTAGATGGGTCAGGCAGATGCAAGGAGCCACAAGCGAGTTCAGAAGCCGGGTCATAGATGATATTAAGCAACTGGTCACAGACACGGCCGAGCTGATTTACAGCCATGCTGTTCTGAATGCTCCGACCGCCGCAATAGACGGGGGAAACCTGAAAAATTCAATTGAAATCGACTACCAAGAGGGCGGCTTACGGGCCGTTATTTCTGTTGGTGCCGATTATGCTGTATATGTGGAATACGGAACAGGGATTTACGCAGAGGAAGGCGGCGGCCGGCAAACGCCGTGGGTTTATTACGACACCAAGCTAAATAGATGGGTAGTCACCCGGGGAATGCGGGCGCAGCCGTTCTGGAATCCAGCTGTGGACGAAGGCATGCGGTATTTTGCCAGTCAAATGTGATAGAAAGGAGCTGTCATCATGCGATCTGCCCTGTGGCCGTTGCAGGCTGCTCTATTTAAGAGGTTATCAACAGACGAAGAGCTGAACGGGCGCGTCACAGGCGTCTTTGATGCAGTCCCGAAAGATCAGGAAAAGCCTTATGTGACAATGGGGGATGATGATGTTTCCCCATTTAAAACCAAGACATCCAGCGGTGAAGAAATTAATGTCGTTCTGCATTGCTGGTCAGGTTACAACGGAAAAAAAGAAGCTATGGAGATTTTGAGCCTTATGCTTCAAGCATTGACAAACAGGCCCCTAACAATAGAGGGCTTTTCTTTATGCCGTTCTGAGATGCGCAGCATGCAGGTGATCACCGATATTGACGGGTACACGCGTCACGGCATTCTCAGAATGCGCTTCACAATAAACAATTGAGAGGATGAACAAAATGGCAGATTTATTGAATGGTATTGATGAGGTTTACTTTGTTCAACCGATGAATGCTACTTCGACTGAAGGTCTGTTTATCGCATTCCAAACAGAAGGCAGTCATACGAAAGAACAAGATACAAAAGATGAATCAACAAAGTCTGGCCGAATTGTTGGGTACGGCCCTAAATCTGAGAGCATCGAACTGACATATTATGCTGCTGTCTCTGATCCGGGTCAAACGGCGATTGAAGATGCTTATGACAACGAAGAGACAGTTCAGGTATGGAAAGTAAACCTGAATAAAAACAAAAACGATAAGCATGATTCTGAATATGGACATGCAATCATCGAGAACTTAGAAAAAAGTGCACCGCAAGATGGGTTTATTGAGGTTTCAACAACATTGCCTGTTCTCGGTAAGACCCGTAAAGGTGAACTTGATCCTCTGCCTCAAGAATTAATTGACGAGATCAGATCTTCTGCCGGTGCCAAAGAGTTCATGCAGTTTGGCGAGAATGCCAAAAAAACAACTACGCCCTAATGCGCCCCAAAATCTATCGTTCACGGCTACAGCTGACAGCGTGACCGTGAAATGGGATGCGGTAGATGGGGCAACTTCATATAAGGTATACAGGGGAGCGAGCAAGCAGCTGGACGCAACTGTCACTGGCACATCCCACACCTTGACAGGAATTGCGGCCGATACGAAACTCACGGTCAACGTCTCTGCTGTGAACGATGCGGGTGAGTCCTCAATGACTGAGATTGTTACGCAAACACAAGCGGTTACGCCCTAACGTTCCCCGCAATATAACTGCGAAAAGCGCCACTTCAAATCAGGTGAGTTTTTCATGGGATGCGGTGAAAGGGGCGACATCTTACAATATTTACAGGTTTTGTGCAAAAATAGCGACTGTCTCAAAGAATTCGTACACGTCGAATCCTAACCTAAAGCCGGACACCGCCTACATTTTTAACGTGTCGGCAGTGAACTCGGCCGGGGAATCGGAACGTTCGGCCAATTTTACGATACGAACAGAAAAGGAATCATAGGGTCCGGGCTTCCCGGGCTCTTTTTTAACATACAAAAATAATCGGAGGTTTTATAAATGGCTTACTTAACTATCGGAGATAAAGAATACAAATCACGCTGCGACTTTGCTTTTGACAGATTGGCAAACGAAAAATATTCCACTGCGGACGAAAAGGGCAAAGGCGGCACAATGAATATTTACATGAGCCTGCTCAACGAAGAGGCTTCCTATCTTTCTGCTTTTTGGGATTGCGCACTTGCTTACTTGAAGAAAGAAAAGCCTTCAACTGAGGCTATTGAAGAAGCAATCATGAAAATCATTGATGAAGACGAGACAGGCGAGGCAATTGACAAGATGATCAATGAAGCATTCACGACACTGGACTCAGCGGGTTTTTTCAAAGGCGTGATCCGTCAGCGATGGAAGATGATGGAGAAGATGAACAAAGGGAAGAAACCGGCTCCGAACGAAACACCGGAAATGGAAGCGAAACGGTTGGAGGACGAAGAGAACGGCAAGGAAGTCTTGAAGATGATGAAAGAGGCATACAAAGAGAGAACGGGATCGACTACGACCAAATAATTACGAACTCCGCACATTGGCTCGGGGTTTATGATGTGGATTTAATCATGTCATGGACTCCTAACGAGTACAAGCTTCTGCTCAAAGGGGCCAAGTTGCGAGAAATAGATGAATTGGAGCTTATGGCAAGAAACGCCATGTTTCACCGTTACGCCATGAATGAGAAGCGCCCCAAAGAAACGAAAATGTTTGATGCGAAGAAGGCCAGACGCCAATTGGAGCGCAATATCACTGGCGATAACGACAAATGGCGCAAGTCAGATGTAAACGAGCTCGGCAAACGAGCCAAAGGGGTTCAGCGGTTTAATGATGCAATCCGCAACCACTTTGCAAAATCCGGACAAGGAATGGGGTGAGGGAATGATCGAAAGACTGACAGCGATAGTTGAAGCGCAGACACGAAGATTTACTCGCAGCATGGATCGTGTGAATGATATGATGCGCCGGATGAATGATCATCAGACGGTGGAAATCGACGCAGAGATCGCAAGCTTTCAGGCCAGAGTGCGGCAGGCCGAACAGCAAATTGATAATTTTGTACATCGCCATGAACGCACACGGGTTGATTTAGATGCTGATTCAGATCCTCTCACTAGAGCTGTGTCAGAAGCACAGGCAGCTTTAGCTTCGTTGCGAAATAGAGTCACAACCAACATAAACGGTGATACTTCGAATTTAACGAGAGCGGTAGCAGTAGCCAGAACAGAGACACATTCCTTACCAAAACGTGTTTGGATACACATCGAAGCCCGAATTGATCGGTTTGAAACATCAATGAACAGGCTCGCCAAAATCACTAACTCTGTTTCAACTGTCATAGGTCATTCGCTTGCTGGCGCCTTCACATCCGCATTGCCTGCAATTTCTCCGGTTCTTGCCAGCATAACCGGAGTAATCGGGTCATTGGGCCCTATGCTCGGGGTGGCAGCCGGTGGGGTTATGGGGTTAACCAGTGCATTTGCAACAGCGGGAACAGGCGCGGCGGCATTCGGCGCCCTTGCTGTTACTTCGATAAGCGGTGTATTTAAAGCATCCGAAGACCTTTCAAAGCTGCAGGAGAAGCTGGACAATGCAACAAGCGCAAAAGAGCGCGCTAAAATCATGAAACAGATCAATAATCTGCAAAAATCTCTTGGAAAAGAAGAGAGAGAGGCGTTAAAGAACCTCGAAGACTTTAAAGACAATTGGCGGGACATCGGTACGATGGTTCAAAAGCCGATCTTAAAAACATTCGGTATGTCTCTAAATACGTTTAAACTCGCGCTTAACTCACTGATTCCAATGTTTGACGGGCTGGCGAAAGAGGGCGTGGGACTGGCAAAAAGCATGGACAAGGCTTTCAAGGCTCCGGACATGCAGAGATTCATTTCCTATCTGAACAAAGAAGCTCCGAAGGCGTTTTCTTCATTCGGCCGATCTGCCGGGAATGTCTTACGGACAGTTTTCAATCTGATTGTAGCATTCGGACCGACCGGAAAGAGCATGACAAAATCCATCGAAGGAATGACCCAATCATGGGTGAAATGGTCAGCGAACTTGGGTTCCTCGAAAAAATTTCAGGCTTTCGTGGAGTATACAAAAACCAACGGACCAAAACTGCTGCAGATTATCAGAAACTTTTCGGGCGGCCTGACAAAGCTGTTTACTGGATTCGCTCCTATGTCACAAGACATGATGACATCACTCGTAGATCTGACCAAGCGGTTCAATGAGTGGGCTGGGAGCGTTACGAAAACAAAAGAATTTCAATCGTTCATTGACTATATCAAAACCAACGGTCCTACAGTATGGAGCACATTGGGGCAGATCGCAAAAACTATCATCAACTTGCTTGTTGGCATGGCTCCACTCGGTAAAACGATTTTGGAGAATGTAAACGGGTTTTTGAAATTTACTAATGCAGCGATGGAAGCAAACCCGGCAATCGGGAAGTTCATTGCGGCGGGCATTTCATTAATCGGTGCGTTAAGAGCTATTGTTCCGGCGATAGTAGCCGTCAGCGCTGTTACAAACGGCTTAAAGGATTTTTTAACTGCAGCTAAATGGGTAAAAAAATTCGTCACAGGAACAGAAGGATTCACACTCGCTAAAATGATATCGCAATTGAAATCCGGCATAGTTTGGGTTGGTAAATTCATAGCAGAGTACACAGTTTTAGCGGCGAAAACAACAGCTGAAGCGGCTAGGACAGCTACTGCTTGGACGGCTATGAAAATATCGTCGTTGATTTCTGCTCTGAAGCGCGGCATCGTACAAATGGGCTTATGGATCAAGAATATGACTGTAATGGCTGCTCAATCAATCGCAAGTGCTGCCCGTACAGCAACCGCATGGACAGCAATGAAGATCACCTCTTTTATCACAATGCTGACAAACGGGATTAAGCAGATGGGTCTTTTCATTGCCAAAATGACCGTGCTCGCAGCGCAATCCATAGCACAGGCAACCCGCATGGCAGCGGCTTGGACGGCGGCGCAGATCAGCAATTTTATATCTTTGTTGGTTGCAGGCGGTAAGCAAATGGTTTTATTCGGCCGGCAACTCGTCGTACTTGCGGCACAAGCGGCAGCACAGGCGGCACGCATGGCGGCATCATGGGTCATCGCAATGGGGCCTATCGGATGGATTACGGCGGCTGTCATCGGTCTGGTTGCCTTGATCATCGCGAACTGGGACACGGTGAAATCGACTACAATTGCGGTATGGGGTGCTATTTCTAGTTGGTTGTCTACTGTCTGGACAGGTCTAAAGACGATAGCAACATCAACATGGAACGGACTAAAGTCGTTCTTCTCTAATGTCTGGAATGGTATTAAGAAGACTGCGACTTCAGTATGGAATGGCATTAAGAATACTATTACCTCAATTTGGTCGGGTCTTAAATCGGCAGCCGTCACAGCCTTTACGTATATGCGGGCGCAGATCGTTAACAGGATCATTGTGACGAGAGATAAAATGATCAGCATCTGGAATGCAATTAAGAGTAAAGTATCGTCCATATGGAATGCCCTGAAAAGTGCTGCAGTGACTGCTTTTACCTATATGCGCGCACAAATTGTGAATCGGATTATTGCAACCAGAGACAAAATGGTCAGTTTGTGGAACGCGATAAAAAGCAAAGTGACATCTGTCTGGAATGCTTTAAAAAGTGCAGCTGTAACAGCCTTCAACTACATGCGGGCGCAAATCGTCAATAGAATTGTAGCGACGAGAGACAGAGTAATAAGCCTGTGGAATACAGTGAAAAGCAAAGTGATGTCCATTTGGAACGGCATTAAAAGCGCGGCTTCTACAGCATTCAGCTACATGAAAGCGCAAATTGTAAACCGTATCCAAGCAACAAAAGAACGTATCGTCAGCATTTGGAACGGCGTGATGAAATTTTTCAAAGGAATCAACCTCAAAACCATTGGCCGCAACATCATCCAAGGCTTAATAAATGGTATCAGCGGCATGGCGGGAGCATTAGCAAGCAAAGTAAAATCAATGGCAAATGCTATTCCTAATGGCATGAAAAAGCTTCTGGGAATCCATTCTCCGTCAAGGGTAATGCGTGACCAGGTCGGCTATCACGTCGGTACCGGTATGGCGGCTGGTATTGATAAATCTCAGGGCAAAGTAAAAGCGGCCGCGGCAAAAGCAGCGAAAGCGGCTCAGAAGGCGGCTGAGGTAAAGGTATCCAATAAAATTAAGAACGCTGAAGTGAAGTATGATACCAAGAAAATGGGCGCCGATACGTATATCAAAACATTGCAGAAGATTCAGAAGCAAAACAAGCTTACCAGCGAGCAAAACCGAAAAATCCAGCGTGAGATATATCAGGCATCCAAAAGCGCCTCTGATAAACAGAAGAAGCTACTGAAAGAGCAGCAGCGCAAGGAAGCGAAGGCGAAACTGGCGTATACCAAGAAAGTATCAGATCAGATTAAGAAAGCTGAGGCAAAATACGATACAGGAAAAATCAGCGGGAATACCTATATCAAAATGCTTGAGAAAATCAAGAAGAAGAACAAGCTGAATTCTGACCAGCAAATAAAGGTTCAACGGGAAATCTATCAGACTCAAAAGGCGATGGCTGATAAGGCCAGAAAGCAGAAGGAAGCCGAAAAGAAAGCGGCTGACAAACTTAACAAGGGCATTCTTTCTGCAAACAATACTTATCTCTCAAAATTCAAAAGTGTGAATGATAAACTGACTTCCGATATCAAGGCGGCCAACGATGCCTATAAAAAGGAGCTGCAAGACCGAACTGACGCGATTTATAACGCCATCGGTCTATTTGACGATGTCTCAAGTCAAAATGTGAACGGCTCCAAGCTGACTTCAAATCTTAAAAAGCAGCTGGACAAGATCAAAACGTTCAACACTGACATCACAAAAATAGCAAGCCGGGCACCGAAGGCATTCACAGACGAATTGAAAGAAATGGGTGTCGGGTCAGCTGATCAGATTAATGCAATAGCCCGCATGACAGATTCGGAGCTAAATGAGTATGTCAGTCTGTGGAAAGAAAAGCACAAGCTGGCCAGTGACCAGGCTACCCAAGAATTAACCGGGTTGAAGAACGCGACGACCAAGAAAATAAATGAATTACGGTCGGCCGCAAATAAAGAACTGGCACTTCTGAAAAATGACTATCTCCGCAAAATTGGGGAGCTTACAGTGGATGTAAAACAGCTTGGTTCTCTCAAGAAAAGCGGAAAAGCCATCGGGTCAAATACAATGGCCGGCATTATTTCTGGAATGAAGAATATGAAGGGCGAGCTGGCGAAAGAAGCAAATTCCATCGCCTCGACAATTGAAAAAACGATTAAGAAAAAATTGAAAATCCACTCCCCATCCAGATTGATGCGGGATCAGGTCGGGATCATGGTTCCTGCCGGTATCGCTGTGGGGATTCAGAATGGTATCGGCACCGTTCAGAAAGCTATGGGCGCCGTCAGTGATGCCATGACTATTCAGCAGGAGGATCTGAATTTTGCATATGACACATCCATTTCCAGCAGCGAACTCGGCACGGTTAGAAAAGAATTGAGCGCGGACATCCGGAACCTTGAATTGCCTGACAGGATGATTGTTGTTGAGATGGACAGCAAGAAGGTCGGTCAAGGAGTAGAAAAGCCTGTAACATACGCACAAAAACGGTCAAACGCAAGGAGGGATAGATTTAATTGATCAATTATCAGGAACTGCTGCCTAATCAATGGAAAATCACGTTTGACGGCATTGATATTTCACCCTTCTTTTATGTGAAGTCCACGGGCGGCCGGGGAGTGACAGGAAGAGAAGTGAATACAGCCACTATCGGGAATCGCCCTGGCGGTTTCCTGCGGGACACAAGAATTCCTGTAAGAGTCATAACCGTTGAGGTTCTTTTTGCCTTCCGTAGTGAAGAAGAGCTGAAGAAAAAGCAGGAGGAACTGACTTTTATTCTGCACACTGAAGAGCCTAAACCGTTAATTTTTCACGATGAGCCTGACAGAGTCTATAATGCTGTCTTTGAAAGCATTTCAGAAGGCGAAGAACAGGGAGGCTTTCAGCCTGCAACATTGACTTTTATCTGTCCTGATCCAAAAAAATACGGCCCGGCGAAGGATTTTGAATTTAATTCAGGTATTCAGACTATCACTAATCCGGGATATGCGGCTGTAGACCCGACAATCGAATGCGTCTTTGAAGAGAAAGCCACTTCATATGAAGTGGCTCTTCTTAATGCTGATGGGTCTGTATCGAAAACGATCAAGCTGCTGTACGATTTCATCGCTGGTGACACTCTTGTAATTGATTCAGCAAAAAGAAAGGTCACTTGCAGCGGCAATTTAATCATGACAGCACTTCAAATTCAATCAGATTGGTTTCTGCTGCCGCCCAGAACGCCAGTTAAAATCAAGTTCAGTCATAATAGCAGCATCAAATTTAATGAGGCATATTTGTAAGGAGGTCCGGTCATGGCTGACATTTATATACTTTCACCAGATGATAAATTATTGACAGTGCTGTCCAGCCACGGACGAGAAACCTGTACGTTCTGGGATGCGAAATACAAGGAAGAGCTGAACAAGGGCTCTTCTTTTTCTTTTGTAGCGGACGCCTCCCATCCTGACGCACGCTTCTTATTCGAAGAGAATCAAGTGGTGTTCAGAGATAAGGACGGTGTACTGCGTCTGTTTGTCATCAAGGAATTGGATGATGCAGACGAAGAAGGAGAGGTTAACACCCAGGTTACCTGTGAGGCTGCCATGATGGAGCTTGCCGAAACATTTGTAAAAGATTTCCGCCCAACTAACAAAACTGCTCAGTTCGTACTGGACAACGTCCTTTCTCGGTCAAGATGGGTGGCGGAAGTAACGGCGGAGCTTGGAGTGAATTCGACTACCTTCTATAAAAAAACAGCGTTGGATTGTATTGCTGACGTGATCAATATATGGGGCGGAGAGCTTCAGGACACTATAGAATTTGATGGAAATAAGGTCGTCAAACGAATCATAAAAATACTTCCCCGTCGCGGTAAAGACAGCGGGAAGCGCTTTGAGAGTGATAAGGATACAACGAATATCCGGCGGACTGTTATCAGTTACCCGGTGACAGCCCTTTGGGGTTACGGGGCATCCATAGCATCTACAGATGAGGAAGGAGAGGAAACGGGCGGCTATTCTCGTTTTATTGATTTCTCTGAAGTGGAATGGAAAAAATCAAAAGGCGACCCGGTCGATAAGCCTTTAGGCCAGGAATGGGTTGGCGATCCGGATTTATTAGAACGATTGGGGCGCCTTAAAGATGGAAAGTTGATCCATAGGGAAGGCCAATACAATGATGAAGACATAACGGAGCCGGAAGAGCTTTTAAAGGCCACATATAATCATTTGATTACGACTGCATGCAAGACAGAAATCAATTACGAGCTGTCCGTGCAACTGCTTGAGAGCGTGCCGGGCCACGAACACGAACATGTGGAATTGGGAGATACAACGATCGCAATTGATCGAAACTTCGCTATTCCAATCGAGACATCGCAGCGCGTTATTTCAATGGAATACGATATTACCGACCCTGAAAATACTTGCGTGGTTGAGATCGGCCAATTTTTATCAGCATTACAAAAGGACGGCCGGATTGATCAAATTGAAAGCGTAATTGAAAAAAATCGCGGCACTTGGGAAAGTAAACCGGATGCCGGCGAGGTTACGGATGGCAGTTTCCCTGACAAAGCCCCGCCAGTTCCGTCGAATGTAGTGATCAAGGCAATGTTTCAGAATGTGGCCCTGACATGGGATTATGATCCGTCCAGTTTTATTGCAGCCTATGAGGTGTATGCTTCACAAGTAAATGGATTCACCCCATTAAAAGAGAATCGTATTTACAGAGGCAAAACAGGCGGATGCGAGCATTTTACGGGAGTAAATGAAGTTTGGTATTATCGCTTGCGCTCAATCAACACACGGGGCACAGAGAGCGAATTCACGGATCAATTTTCCGCGACCACTCAGCGCATTTTGACTGATGACATTGTTTTCGGAGCGATCACAAAAGAAAAACTGGCCGACCTGGCCGTTGACGCTGATAAGCTATCCAGAAACTTTGATGATGCCAATATTTTGCCGGGTTCATTGTTGGATAGCAACTGGTGGTATGCCTATTCAGGCACCAAGTACACGATAGACAAAAAAGAATTCAATGAAATGACAATTTCTCAGGATGGGAACAAGGCTTTTGGTGTTTGTCAACTTTCTGTCAAACAGACGATGTCGCTTGTAAAAGATCAAGTGTATACATTGTCTTTTGAAGTGAAACGAAATAATACAACAGATATATCTTGGAATCATCTAAAAAAAGGCAGTACTTTTATTTCCTTGGATTCAAGCGGGCTCACTGACATAAGCAATTACCCGGCAGATGAATTCAAGAGGGTGAATATTCAATTCACGGCACCGGAAACCGGTAATAATTACACAATTGGTTTGGGCGGCCGTGGTTCGGATGATAACAGTAATTGCAGTTATGTCGTAAGAAAAATTCAAGTCAGAAAAGGAGCGGTAATTAAAGAATATGGCTACAGTCCCTATGACGTAGCCCTGGTTGATGGGGTCATCACGAATAACTATCTCGCAAACCTTGCGGTCGGTTCCGCCAATATTCAATCAGCCGCGATAACATCAGCAAAAATTGCAGACGCGGCGGTAGGATCTGCTGCTATCGCGAACGCCGCAATTAAAAAGGCGCATCTTGGAACGGCCATAATTGACACTGCGCATATCATTGACGGTTCAATAACAAACGCCAAGATCCAAGACCTTTCAGCGGACAAAATAAACGTCGGGACGTTGAAAGGTATCACGATAGAGGGCGTGGACATAAAAGGGGCCCGTTTCGAGGCGCTGACACAATCAGAAGATGCCGAATACTATATCGAAGGTGATAAGATTTACCAATTCACCAGAGACTCTCATTATGATTACAACAAATTGGTTGTTAGTTCTGCGAAAATAACGCAGGAACAAGGAAGGTTTTACGATCCTGGCGATTCCTCTAATGAAATCTACAGAACAGTCTCAATTGGTGATGGCAAAATTGAGCTCCGTGGCGCAGGCGAGCAAACCGCATATGAAACGGTTCCAACTATTTCAATGTATTCAGAAATAGGAGATGTTGGACAAGTTATAAGCCATTTTAATATGAAAATGGAAAGACAGGCAGCTGTTGAAGAAGACGCCTTTCTTCTTACTGCTACTACCAATCCTAAAAATATAGGAGAGCCGTTCACATATAACCGTTATCAGGCCCTTTTTGAAGGATCAGCTACTATTTATCGCTTTAAACCGAATAATTTAGATATTGATGTCCCCGGGGTCATTCGACTGAAATCAGGCCAAAAAACGATTGTTGATGCATCAGATTTAACGCTACCATTGGGAACCAAAGTTGTAGCAGGGAATGCAAAAAATTGCGAATTCAAATTGATGGGTGGCAATGTTTCTACAGAATTAGAAGACGAGCATGGAGGCCTACAATACGGTTTGATGGTTTACTGCTTTACTTGGGACATTAAACTGCCGCCGGACGGAGGGGCAACTGCGTACGCGCGCTACAATCGCATTCCTTTTGTTGATAGTTTTGATTATGCGCCTGAGAATGTTTTTGCGGCGGTAGGTACAGCGATTGGCGCATATTCTAATGCGGTTACGGTGGGATTAGAAAATATAAGCGCCAGTTCTGTTGATATTGGAGTGAGAGGGACCGGGACTACTGCCGGAGTTGCCGGAAAAACGATAAAGGTTCAAATTGTTATTTTTTACGAATCACAATAAGGGAGTAATTTTTATGATTGAAAAAAGGGATTTTAACATGAGTCTTTATTATGCGGACGGCATCGAAATAGAAGAAACCAGCGCGGGAATCGAAATAACTGCCGGCTCTATAAAAAAAGGAGACAAGACATATCCCATGGAGGCTGTTTCGTTCGATCTGCAGCCGGACGATAAAACCAAAGTAGCGTATCAATTATATGTCCTTCATGATATAAAGTCTGATGAAATAAGCTATTTGCTCACAAAAACCTATGTAGAGCCTGACGGTTATTATCAAGGGTACAGTGGGAGCAAAAAGCTTATTATGATTCCAGTTCAAATTGTCGTTGATCCACAAGGAAACCGAGAGGGGCTTATAACAATCTACGTTCAAAATAAGGAGGGTGACAAAGATGAAGCTTGAGCCCGTGGTATTAAATATTGAAGCAAAAGATAGAGAAAAGGAAAAGACTACAGAGGAAAAGTTGCAGGAACAAGTCCTTGACCTTCAGCGGGTTTGCAATCTCTTGATGAATCAATAAAAGGAAACGGGGGAGCCCATTGGAGAACCGAAGTGCTCTTTTCGGGTTTTTTGAGGATTGCTGGAAAAACGGAACTGTTTTGACCAGTGAAATGAGAAAAGCCGTTGAGAAAGGCCGCATCACACAAGCGGAATATGATGAAATTACAGAAAGCGAACGCGGTAATGCGTATCCCGATCAAGAGTAAGGAGTGAAAGGAATGCAAGAAATGACAAAAGAGCAACTTCAGGACCAGTTACAAATTGCAGCATATAAAGCTGCTTCCCTACAGCAGGAATTGAATCTGAAGAATAATGAGCTGGCCGAATATAAAGCGCTATACACGTTTGCAGATAATAAACGCGAGGAACTCGAAAAGCAATTAAATGCGACAGTAGCGGCGAAAGAAAATAATAGTGAACCAGCACCTGTAACTGAATAGGTGTTTTTATTTTGCCTCGAAGGAGGTGAAGCGTATGAGATAGAAAAAGGGGGGCGTACTAATGTCACAAATGACGGAGGTACCGGAAGTGAATGCTTTACAAAAAGAAATAACAGAGGTTAAAGCCGGGCAAAAGACTCTTGAACAGCGAGTGAGTGTCCTTGAGCGTTCTTCAGACAGGCATGATCAGCAAATCATTTCATTAAACGAAAAGCTGAACAAAATTGATGAAAATACGACTTGGATCAAACGGACCATCACAGGAGCCATAATAACGGCAGTCAGCACCGGTTTTATCGGCGGGGCTATCGCGATCATGTATAACCTGCTGCAAAAATAAGGAGGAAAATAACATATGGAAAAATTCGACAAAGGTACAGTCGTCCGGACTGTGCTTCTTTTTATTGCTCTCGTAAACCAAGTTTTAGTGATGTTTGGTAAGGATGTGCTACCGATTGCAGATGATCAAGTGAATGACCTTGCGGACGCGGTTTATTTAGGCGGCTCTATCGGTTTTACGATCATCATGTCACTGGTAGCATGGTTCAAAAACAACTATGTGACTGAAAAAGGCCATAAGCAAAAAGCCGTTTTAAAACAGCACGATTTAACCAAGTAAGGGCTGCCGTTCGGCGGCCTTTTTATATTTCAAAACAGAATAGGAGAGATTTTTCATGACAATTGCAATCAAAAAAAGATTAGTTCCAAGTGAAAAATACACCCTGAAATGCCCGAACCCGATGACGCCAGAGTATATTACTATTCATAACACGGCAAACGATGCATCAGCCGCCAATGAAATCAGTTATATGACTGGTAACACTGAATCGACAAGCTATCATTTTGCCGTCGATGATAAAGAAGTGATACAGGGGATTCCGCTGGACCGGAACGCTTGGCATTCTGGCGACGGTACAAACGGAACCGGGAACCGTAAGTCTATCGGTGTAGAAATCTGCTACAGCAAGTCAGGCGGAGCGCGATACCAAGCAGCGGAGGCGCTGGCTATCAAGTTTGTCGCTCAGTTACTTCAAGAGCGCGGATGGGGCGTTGACAAAATCAGAAAGCATCAGGACTGGAATGGGAAATACTGCCCGCACCGTATTTTAGATGCGGGGCGCTGGGATGAAGTGAAAGCGGCCATCGCTGCAGAACTTGAACGCCTTGGAGGTAAAAAAGCATCCAAACCACAAAAAACAGATTTAAAGACCAGCGGGGCGACGTATACCGTCAAGAAAGGCGATGTCCTTTCTGTAATTGCAGAGAAAACAGGAGTAAGCATGAAAACCCTGCAAAGCTTGAACGGCATCAAAAATCCGAATCTAATCAAAGTCGGTCAAATATTAAAGCTGACTGGCTCGACCGGCTCTTCATCCAACGGCAAGAAATCATCTTACACGTTGCCGTCAGGCGTTTTTAAAGTGACAAGCCCCTTAACTAAGGGAACGGCCGTGAAACGGATTCAATCTGCACTGGCGGCTCTTTATTACTACCCGGACAAAGGGGCAAGTAACAACGGAATAGATGGCTATTACGGGCCGAAAACAGCAAACGCGATCAAACGATTCCAGTCCATGTACGGCCTGACTGCTGATGGCATTTATGGGCCGAAAACAAAAGCGAAGCTTGAATCTTTACTAACATAAGAGAATCCCTTCTCGTTATGAGAAGGGACTTATCTTTTTATTCATCGTATAGTTTATTAACCAAATCGGTAAATGAATCAGATATATGACTCAAAGCTCCATCAGGGTCTTCATAAGCAATTTCATGATCCCAGAAAACCACAGAGGGATTTTCTTTATTCTTACGATAATCGAAACAGATTTCATTACCGAAAGGATCACAGGCGAAAGGGACTATCCCTGAAAGCATTCTTCCATCCTGATAATCTTCTAAAACCTCTAAAATAAAACTTGAACTATCCTCAGTTAGACCATGTAATCGATTAAAAACTGCGCCTTTTGTATTTTCATAGTCAAAAATCTTTTTACTTGGGCGTGCTCCATTGTTGTTTAATATAGTTGAAATGTAGTCGTTTGGAAACTTAATATCTAAAGCCTTTTCGATTTTTTTAACAGTTGTTTCCCCGATGGGTTCTTCGGCAAATCTCCACTCTGTCATATTGACCAACTCCTATCTGTTCTTACTTCCACCACCCCAAAGGTGCCGACCTCCTGTATGACCTGTTTGCCGATGCACCTTCTGGTCAACTAATTGCATTCTCCCTGAATCTTGGTGATGATGCCAAGTATATCCGTCTGGTGTTTCACCAGCTTTTATCATTTCGATTTGAAGGTCATTGAATTGATTTCTAAGTAAAGGATCTTTTTCAATTTTTTCTTTTAATTTTAAGGTCGCATCTTTAAATTGTAAATAATCGCTTTCCTTATAGAGTTTAGAATCAATCTTCGTATCAAATTTTGCTTTGAAAATTGGGAAACCGTCTTTATTATATGGAACTCCAGTTTTAGGATGTTTTTGGTTTTTAAGATGGCCCATTTTTAAGTTAACTGTTTTGAGGTTTCCGTATTCATCTCTGTAAGTATAAGGTGCGGCTTTAGTAAACAAATCATCCTTTGATTGAACTAATCTCTTTAAAAGCGGCGTATTTTTAACATTAATAGTATTCCCGACGTCTTGTAAAATCCCTTCTAATGCAGGGGTATATCTATTGGCATAAGGTTTGACAGACGGATTGCCATTTTTAATCTTTTCGCTAGCCGCCTTCCCAACTTTAGCAAGATCTTTCGAGCCTGTTGAGACAGAGGACTTTCCGCCTTTCAATAACAGAAGGCTTCCGCCCAAGTAAGTAACATAGTGCATCCGTGTATATGCATCCCCGTGAATCATCTTTTTATCCCAATCATCCTTCAATGTGTCAACCATACTTTGAAAGACACCTAGATAGTCGTATTCCAGAACAGTATCCAGAACTTTTTGAGGATCTTTGTTTAAGTTGTCAATTGTCCAGCCGATATTCCGTCCGAGTTGAAGTGCTCCTTCACCGGTATCCTTGGCAAGATCGTATACACCAACAAGCAGACCTTTGGCGCCATCACCTATGATTCGCAATGCTTCTTTTCCGTTTTCCATGAAAGCTTTACGCTGTTCCAGAAATGAAACAAATTCATGCTGTTCAGGGGTGAGATTCTCATAGCCAACCTTTTTGGCGATTTCTAAGTAGTCATCCGGGTCGGTTACGCCATCAGCCAGCTTTTTCTTCAGATCCTTGATTTCACGCTCTTTCGCTTCTTCCTTTTTAATCGTCAAATAAGCATCCGAATGTCTTGCGATATCGCCTTTTTTCTTATGGATGTCGCTTTCACGGTACGCTTTGGCGTTGTAGTGAAGCGGCGTGGCGCTTTTTCCTTTGCCTGTGGCGTTTTGGAGTTGCTGAAAGTCGGCTTGGATAAACTGTTCGTTCGCTTCGGTTTCTGCGTATTCTTTCGTTAGATCGTGATCAAGCTTGCCGAGTTTATGTATGGTTTCGCTTCTTTTTTTGTCAGCTGAAGAAAGCTTTTGATCTGTGCTTTCGGTTGAAAACAATTCGAGCGAGATGATGTCTTCGATCTCACCGAGGATGGAGCGCATGTCTTTTTTCTGCGCTTCCATAATCGCCTTTGATTTACTGAGGGCATGGGTGAGCTCGTGCTCCAGAAAAGATTCTTCTACATGAGATTCGGAAAGACCTGCGTCTTCGACTTTGCCGGGAAGGCTTGTGAGAAATGCGATTTTCATATCGATCAGATCAAGCCAGCTGTCTGTGACGCCGGCGTGATCCTGGAAAAAGGCTTTGATATTGTCAGCGCCCCGGCCTGAAAAGTCGCTGTCACCGAGGTCAGCCATACCTTGAAACGCTTTTTTTAGATTAACCATCTGGCCGCGCAGTTCTTTATATTCACCCGCACGCTGCTTGGCGGCGGCCAGCAGGGTATTTGCTTCGAAAACTTTCATGACCATATCCTTTCATTCGAAATGCTTCAACAAGATATTACCATGGAAGAATGAAGAAAAAGGTATATGAGGGATTAAATAAAGGAAAATGAATAATTAGATCCGTGTCTTTATGCCTGTTTTGTTGCATTTATAACACTGTTTACTCCATTTCGAAATAAGCTGTAAATAAAACTTGTTTCTTCAGTAATCATTTGGTGTATTTTGTGATACGTTTGCCACTTATTACAAAAAGAGGAGCGCACGTTTTCTGCATGGGGTGTAAAAAAATTTGTGTGGAATTGTTTTATTTTTCATCTGTTTTGGATATAATATAATACAATTATGTATTGTGGGAGGGGATTGAATGAATACTCAATATATATCTGTTCATGTTGTGCATGATTTTGTTGTTAATCGACCGCCCTCCGTTAACAGTTTAGATGATCGTGTTATAGCTCAAAAAATTGTTTATCTAGCAGGACAGATAGGTGTACAATGCGGAGATTATGAATTTTCATGGTATAAAAAAGGACCATATTCCCCCGCATTAACTCAGATTCTATATAACGAAAAAAATAATCCGACGAATATAAATATGAATCAATTTAAAATTAAAGATGAAGTTAAAAAACAACTAACACCTTTAAAACAAGCTATAGAGCATAATCAAATAGGTTTATCGGAAGCAGATTGGATAGAGTTGTTGGCTTCTGTTCATTTCCTATACGAAGAATATTCATATTTAGGGGTGAATTTTGTAATAAATAAGTTGATAGCGGAAAAACCAAAGTATCAAAGTAAACAAGTTCAATTCGCATTAGATATTCTTGCCAAAATTGGGATTATTCATTAAGATTAAGATAATAAGTCTTAATCTTTTTTTATTTTGGAGGAAAATTAGGTGATTAATAGGTCTTTAGATGCTTGGAACAAACTTGAGGAGTCTTTGGAGGATCTTTCTGAAAACATAGGCTTGTCTGAAACTGATTTGAGATGTAAATTTATTGATCCACTTCTTACTAAAGTTTTGTTTTGGGATGAATTAAATATTGTAAGGGAACCAAAAGTTTCTGCTGGGTTTATAGATTATTTTTGTAAAACATATAATAATCAATTTGTTATAGAAGCTAAAAGTAATAAAGTGGACTTTTGTCTTAATGAGAGTTCGAAAATTCAAATTTTAACCTCGAAAAATCTAAAAAAAACCAAGGTATCTCTTTATGATGCAATAGAGCAGGCAAGAAACTATGGAAAGGAAAAAGACTGTCCATTTTGTGTCGTAAGTAATGGAGAGAATATTATATTCACCAAAACATATTCTCCTCATGATGGAAGTGTTGATACAATAGCTTTGGCTGGGAGAAACGCAATCAATAGGAATTTCCACAAGCTGTATGAAATGCTTTCTCCCTATAATAAAGGCTATTCATTTTTTCAAAACATCTTAGAATCCGGAAAAATCGTAAGGCAAAAGGCCCTGTTTAGTAAATCAATTTCAAGTGAAACATACAGAAAGGATAGAATGGGTTATAATCCACTATCTGCTCCTTTAACACCTATCCTTACTACCTATTTTCGCGATATAACACATGATAACATATTGATGCAAAAAGTTTATTGCAATAATCAAAATTTAGATACATATGGACAAGATCTTAAAAAGTATATTAAAGGTCGGATTCCATTACTTGGTCTTCCCTATGAAGAGGTAGACCAACTGGAGATTTCAGATGAGTCCTCCGGTAAAATTGAAAGAGATTTAATTATGCAGTTTCAACAAAACAAAGATTTAAAACAAGGGCATGTATTTGTTTTATTCGGTAACTTAGGAGCTGGAAAAAGTACATTTATAAAAAGATTTCACACTCAATTATTAAGGGGATTTCATAGTAAATTAATTTGGTGTTATATTGATTTTCAAACCTGGTACGGTGATGTCGATGAAGTCGAAACAAAAATCTTAACAGATATAGAAAAACATCTAAGAATTACTGACCAGATCGATATTGATGAATATGATACATTATATGAAATATACAAGAAAGATATATCAAATAAACTAAAGGGAGTTTGGAAACGGTTTGAAAGTGACTCGGATAGACTCATGGAAAAAGTGGGGGACTACATAGAAAGGCAGCAAGAGAATAAAAAAGCCCATATTGAAAAAGTGTTAAACTATTTAATAAATTCTAATTTTGAAGTTTGTTTAGTTTTAGATAATCTTGATCAACAACCAAGTGATATACAAGAAAAAGCAAGTTTTTATTGTTTTGCAAAAAGTAAAGATTTAAATGTAACAACCATACTATCTCTTAGAGATGAAACGTACTGGTCAATGAAACCAAAACCCCCTATGAATGCCTACGGAAACATAACTTCTTATCAAATAGTTCCGCCAAGTATAAAAGAAGTAATTGTTAAGAGAATTCAATTTGTTAAAGAGATAAAAGGGGATGAAGAGGTTACATTTGATAACAGTGGCAAGGTAGTTATTCTTCCATATAGAGATCTCTTAAATTTACTATTGGATACACTCAGAACTGATGAAGCTGAAGATTTATTAAAATATCTTTCTAGTGGTAATATTAGATATGCCCTTGAAATATTTGGTGATATTGTTACTTCAGGACATAGTAATCTTTTTCAAGTACTAACTTATAAATATGAAGACACACAACAGTCCAAAGTAGTTCCGTTTGATAAACTAGTTAAAAGTGTGGGAATTTCAACTGCAGAAAATTATAATTCTAAAACTTCTAAACTAATTAATTTATTTGAAAACTATACTTATGACGGATTTGGTAGTCATTTTATCAATTTAAGAGTATTGGATATATTAAATGAATATAAAAATGAGTCTTTTAAAATAGGTGTTTCAGAAGGTTTTGTTCCGCTTGAAACCATCTTAAATAAATTAACTGTTTATTGTAATGAGCTAACTAATTTAAGACGTATATTGGCACCGATGCTTGAACGGCACATTATTGAAAGTGATATAGGAGCAAGAAAAATGGGGGAAGAAAACTATTTAGAGAATATTAGTTTTGTAAGATTAGCTCCATCTGCACAATATCATCTCGAGTCTTTACTTTGTAATCATCAGTACCTAGAAATGATACTATATGATACAAAGATACAAGATGAAATTTTATTTGAAAAAATATTTAGTAATTATAAATTTTACATGGAAAGGCATAAAGGATTTAAAGAGAAATGGGATAAAAGAATTGAGAATATTAGATTATTCTTAAACTATCTTAAAGAAAAAGAAGAAGAGGATTTTAAATATCTTGAAAGTGAAAATATTCATAAGTATAGGAGAATTATGCCTCAACTAATACATGATTATAATGAAGGTGCAACTGCAATACTCAGAAAGGTTAACGAAAAGAAAGTAAACCAAAAATTGAAAGTCTAAAAGAAATCCTTGTTGCAAAAATTTTTTTATCAATGGAGAAAATATGTTGTGAATTTAATCTCTGGTTTTAAGTGGAAAATTGTTGGCAAGCTGTTGTCCAAACCTGCCAACAATCATTGTTTTTAATCAGAAATGATCAGATCCTAAATTTGCAATCCCTTGATGGATAAGTATTTGTCAGGAATAAAAATAACAGCTCAGAAGGTAATCACTACCTTGACAGGGTAGAGGTCGCTGGTTCGAGCCCAGTCGGAATCATCAAGGGTTTCAGCGTGTTGGACACTTACTCGTGTCACACTGGAGTCACAAAAAAGAGGAGTCACAATTTAATGTGATTCCTCTTTTTGTTTGCCTTGTAAGATGCCACTGATAAATGTGGAAGCATCCTTCTGCATGTTTGGCATTAAATGTGAATAGGTGTTAAGTGTAACCTGGATATCTTTATGTCCTAACCTTTCTTGAACAACTTTAGGATGAAACTTTGTTAACAGTAAGGATGCATGAGAGTGTCTAAGGTTATGGAATGGGATATCAGGTAAATCAAGCTGCTTTAAATAAGCTTTGAACTGTCTTAAAAGGTTTCTTGGATTGATTGCATTCCCTGTATCTGTACATACAACTAAATCTCGGTCTGTATAGAGCCCTCCGCATAAGTTCTTCTCTTTCAGTACACGGCTTCGTTGTTTCTTCAGTATATGGATATCATGTTCTGATAAGTCGATGGTGCGTGTGCTTGTCGATGATTTTCCACCGTATTTTGTTTGGCCGCCAGAGTGTTCTAATGTTTGAACAATTCTCAAAACACCATTATTGAAGTCTATATCCTTAAAACGTAAACCTAAAATTTCACCTTGTCTAAGCCCGAAAGAAATCGCTAACCAAAATGCGATATAGTAACGACTGTTTTTAGTGTGATCCAGGAATAAAGACATCTGTTCCGCTGACCAAACTTCAACTTCTTTACGCTTAACTGATGGCTTCCTAACTTTTTCAACTGGGTTCTTTTTAATAAACTCATCTTGGACAGCTGTTTTCATTACATTGTTGAGTACGTGATATATCTTCTTTATTGTGGCAGCTGATAAGCCGGCATTAACTAACCTTGTTATAAATGCTTGTACCTTTTGAGTTGTTATATCGCTTAGTTTCATGCTTCCAAAGGCGGGGAGTATATGATTTTTCAAATTATAATGATAAACCTTTAGAGTTTGGTTGCTTACATCTGGAGTTTTGATGTTAAGCCAATACTCAACCAATTCCTTGAAGGTTGAATCATTATCTTTAAGAAGATCCCCAGAGTGATATAACTGGAGATCTTCTCTTAATGCTTCTTCTGCATCTTTCTTTAACTTGAACCCACTTCGTTTACGCTGCTTCCGTCTGCCGTTCTCGTCTTTCCCTATATCAAACACATAGTACCAATTGCCGTTTCTCTTATCTTTTTTTACTGATGCCATTAATCGTTCTCCTTTTTATTTTTACCAGCTAGGGCGCTCTCCCCACCCGGTATTGCTTTTTTCGTAACCTTCTTTTAATGCACTGATAACATGTTCCTTAGCGTCTTTATTGAACTTTGTTATATCTTTACGGAATAAAGAAACTAGAAATCGGAAGTTATCAGGGGAATCTCCCATTGATAACATCAGCTTATGAAGATTTTCGATGACTGTGCCGAATTCACTAGGATTTATCGTATAGTACCAATCAAGGTCGTTTTTAATCTCATTTATTTTTTTATTTATCATTTCATCATAGCTTGCATGTTGCTCTTGGATTCGTATAGCTTCAGCTTGTTCAAGTAAGTGTTTTTGGTACTCAGGATCATTCATTAACTCAATTTCCCGTTCGATCCAGGCTTCTTCTGCTGCCTTTTCAGCTGCTATTTTTTCAGGAGACTTAAAACCAAGAGCTTCTAAGTACATTTCTAAATTCTCTTCTGCGATTCCGAGCTTTCTAAATAGTTCTAATAATGTGTTGTAATCCGGATTCTTGTTGTGTCCATTTTCAATTTGACTAATGTACGCTCCGGACTTACCTAACGATTTTGATAGCTCTTGAGAATTGATCTTCTTTTTCTTCCTATAGTATTTGACCACTGATCCTAACTTGTTTTCTTCATCAATCTTAATATTATTATCCATGATTATAATGTCACCTCAAAAATAATCATAACATATGGTGAATAAAAAGAATATATTTATTATTTTCTTATGGATTACGATAAAACTTTAATAAAAATAAAAAAACTTTCATGAAAAGTATTGAAATATTAATGAGTGTGGTTTATGATTGGATTAACCCGAAAAGGAAAGGGTTAAACAGGAAACAGAAGAGAGGTGGACGGATGAACCAAGAGGAACTAAACCAAGAGCAACTGGAAGAAATCTTCAAAAAGGTTGCGCTTGATGTTCAAGATATTCGCAAAATTACTGGGGCTGGAAGAGATACAGCATATGCCCTTTGTAAGAGTGGGAAATTTCACGCAGTGCGGGTAGGGAAAAACAGAATCAAAGTACCAACAGAAGGTTTCAAAAAATGGTGGTACGGTGAGCAACAAATCGCTCAATAGGACATAACAGCAACACCGCAATACATAATCGCAATACATAACTTGTTCCATAAAACTGGAGGATGAACTATAATGAGATCATATGTTCTGTGTGAACTAAAAGAGATCCTATATTCAGATTCGGGTTAGTGGTGACATCGCCACTGTCTGTTGCTCTGAATTAGTGACACACTACAGGGGGTTATTCGGATGATAGCAAAAGAGAGAGAAGCTAAGAAACCAGAAGTAGATGCAAAGGTACGTCTTGAAATGTCAGATATTAATGAACAGTATGAACAAACTGACGCATTAATTGATCAATTAATCAACAGTAGCTGTTCGATTGAACGTGAATGGGCAGCAATGTATCAGATCAAACGTAAGCAAGACAGAGGCGAAATAAACGCACATCAGGCGCTTAAAGCAATTGGGAAGCTTGATCCCAAGTCTCAAGAAATGCGTGTATTCACTTACATAATTCCGTTGTATTACTACCTTAGAATGGCTGAATACTCAAATCTTGCAGAAATGTCGACAGTTGTTGATCTTGATTTTATTGAAAACAATGAACAGATTAAAAGCTCCTTTTATAACCGTCTGATGGCTTTGTTGGGCGCTTCAGCATTCAGTCAGAATAAAATGACTCAAGCTCGTTTTTATTGCTCATACGGCATTAATGTAACGAATATTGATAGGCTTGTCGCTTATAGCTATCTAACTTTGGGTAACACTTATTTGCTTGATGATTATGAAAAAGCAAAAGAATATTACCTGGCCGGTTTAAAACATACTGAGAATAACCCCTTGGCAAAATTACAGCTAACTAGAAGCCTTTGTTTCTTGGAAAACCATTGGAATCAAGAGAACTTTTGGCTAAACCCTGATTCAAATGAAGTTACAGATATCCAAGAAATTGCACATTATCACATCAAAAAAAACAACTTGCAACAGGCTAAAGAAATATTGGAGAACTTAGAGCAGCAACCGAATATTCATAATGACTTTGGCATTCATTTTTATCTAAAAGGACTAGCTTATGAAGATAAGAGATTCTTTTATGAGTCTATAAAACACTTTAAGCTGTCCGGCGATCTATACAGCGTACGCTTACCTTTGGATAAATTAAGGGAAATGGGTGAGGACGAGCAGATTTTGGATTTACTTGCCCTTTAAATCGCGCGATATCACTTGAAAGGAGGTGAAAACTATATGAAAAAAGTATTTATCGGTCTTACTATCGTAGCTTCATTGGCTGTTGGTTTCGTTGCAGGTCAACAAACAACTATTCATAGCGCATCAGGGGAAGGAACATTCCATGTAGCAGGTTTTGGACGTGGTGCGTAAGCATTACATATCCATTTGAAGGGGTGAGCGATTCGTTCACTCCTTCTCATTACATATTTTTAGGATAAAAATAAAATAAGTGAATAAAAGGAGAAATGTTATGACAAACGAATTATCAACAGAGTTCAAATATGATTTAGTCGATCAATCAACAGCTGAATTTCTGAAACAGAAAGAATTCAACATGCGTGAGATTGTAGGCAAGGCTTATACCGAGCTAGGAAGAGAGCTGAAGGAAGCGCAAGAAATGCTCGCTATGAATGGGTACGGGTGTTTTGAGGAATGGTGTATGTCTATAGGAATTAATAGAAAGGCAGTTAATAGGTTAATACAACGATATGAATTGATTGTGACAAATTGTCACAATCAAGAATTAATAGAAGACCTACCTGTTTCTCTAACATATGAAATAGCTAAACCTTCATCAGAATCAACAGAGTCAAAGAAACAAGCTAAGGAAGCAGTCCTAAAAGGTGAAGTCAAGACATTAAAGGAATACAAAGAGCTTGAAGCTAAGTTGAGGAAAGCTGAAGAGGATAATAAGAATCTTAGTTATGAATTAAGCCAAGAAAAGAAGAACAGGACAGTTGTTGAAAAAGTCATTGATAACACTGACTACAAACAAATAGACACATTAAAAAAAGAATTAGAGTACAAAAATAAAAAATATGAAAACTTATCAAAACAAAAAATGATCTTAGAGCAACAACTTGAAAGCAGTGATGTGAAAGTAAAAGAATACGAGGAGCTAACAAACAAATTAAAGGCCGTAACAAGAGAACAGGATGATCTAGGGAGACAAGTTGAGGCCACTTCAGAGCTTTCTGAAATGGTTTGGGAGATTGAAAAACTACTAAAAGGTAGTTTAGCGCCTGTAAAGTATGCAAAGGCCATTAGGAATATGAGTGACAATCAAATTATAATGAACAATCTTGATTCTGTAATCGGGCATGTGGAATCCTGGTGCAAAGAAATGAGAAAAATTACGAATAAAAATAATATTATTGAGGTGGTTTAATGTGACGGAAGATATTTTTGATCTACAGGATGAGCTTAAAGAGGCTGAAATAAATTTAAAAGCTGTTGAAGAAAAACTAGTAGACCATGACATTCTAGTTCTGAGACGTGAGGAATTAAAGGAACAAATCACCGAAGTAAAACGGTTGATCTCTAATCATCCTGACAATAAAGGGGAGAGATGAGCGCTCTGATGAATTCGCATAAGAAACACCTTGAAGAAAAACAATGTTCCCTCAAGGTTTTGCAAAAACAAATTGATGAGGTATATGAATTAGAGCCAAGAAATGCACTCGAACTCGAACGAAAAAAGGTTGTATTGAAACGAGAAATTGAAGACTTAAAACAATTGATTAAAGGTGAAAACAGAACTGTATTAGACATTGTTATCAGTGGAATGCTTGATGGACAATACTACGAACATATGAAAAAAGTTTCTGGCTATACTGTGGATTACATAATTGATGACTGTATAGTCATGGAATATGTAGAAGAAACAATTACAAATGACTACTGGGAAAGAGTTAAGGCTATTAAGAATGAACTATGGAACAATATCCTAGAAGAGTCGCCATACTTGGAGAGTAGAGAAATTGATGAGCATGTATTTTATATTCCAGTGAGAAAGGGATATGAGGGTGAAGGGATAAGAAAATTTATTAGTGTTTTTCAAAATCTAATTGGCAATGAGATTACTCTAATATTCAAAAAGGAGAGTAATAGATGACAGCAAGAAGAAGTGTGCGTATCGACTTAGCAGCATCAGCAAACGGATTTAAACGGATCAGAGAAGATAAGTCGCTTTATTATAACCAAAAACATAATGCAATACTTAGCACGAATGGTCACATAGCAGAGGTTATTAGTCCTCAACCATATGATTCAGTGGTTATTGGGCTGCCTTACATATTGCGTGATGGTGTTTGCAAGAAAGTTACATACAGAAAATCAACGGAAAATTTAAAAAATGACATAAGAATAATGCTTGAGAACCTGGATAAATTCTCATCTAACGGTTTTCATCAAATGACTGTTACAGAACGATTTGATACCGGTTTAATCAAGCTATCTTCTTCATATTGTCCGGAAGCTTACGCTGATATATCGAAGTTTAACGGTAGGAATGTGGAGAGTGGGGAGCAACTGTGGTGCAAACTTGAAACAAATGAAAACAGAGCGCCGATTGTTACAGCTATTGAAAACAGTAAGCCGTCAGAATACTTGAATTTAATTTAAAAGGAGAGAATGCTTATAAAAATTGAGGTTTTAACATCAGGAAAAACGTTCAAGAATTATAAAGTGCTTTGCAGAGAACTTGGGCTAGAAGTAAAACGTTCAGGGGATAGTCGAAAAGCGCAGTTTAAAGAACTAGAACGGTACTGTACATATAGCAAAGTTGGTCATTCCATAATTATAGAGGAAGTCTTTGAGCAGCCTCTTCAAAAAATGAAACGGCAGGGGAATAACACTGTTTATAGTGAACTGTTACAGCTCCTTATATTGGATATGCTTGCCCAAAGCAAGAATGGAAACATGTCTATAAGTAAAGGACGATTAATAAAATCAGTGAGCTTGGTTAATCAAAATTATAAGTATTGCTTTGAAAAAAGAAAGTCTCTAGCTAGATATGCAAACACGGATACAGAAATTGTGAAAGATTTTTACGATAGTAGCAATAATAGCTTCAAGAAAGCGGTTGTACAAGCCCTAAACAAGTTAGTTGAGAAAAGGCTAATCATGTATGACGTTATTACTAAGGTTTGTGAAAAGGGGAAATTCAGACCACGTAAAGCGTCCTCGGCCGAGAAGAAAATGATTATGGCATGCGAGAAAAAAGTGCTTGATGAGCTTGGTTATAAAGAATTAAGTCATGTGCGTGTATCAAGGCACTGGAATGAATTTAAACGGAGATCGGAGACTCTATTAAAAGAATGTAGCAATCTCAAATATTACTTTGCTGCTTATGACATCACCGCAAATGATAAATACATTGAAAATGAGTGTGAGGAGCTCATTGGTTTTCTGTTGAAAGAAATTGAGCGGGTTGACTATAAGGAGAAACTGAATCATACAGCTTGTTCAAAGTTATTGAAAAATGCGGAAGGTAGACACAAAAAGTCGTATTCAATATTTAGAGAAAACAATTATAGAATCAGTGAAAATTACATTCGTGACTTCAAAAAGCTAATTGACCTCCTTATAAATGAGGACGCTGAGAGTATAAGCGATGAAATTGAACAGATGGAAGCCCAAGATGATCTATCCTATGATATAGCGCAGTCTTTGCCAAGTGGTCTATAAAAAGTAACGGTTTAAACTTCCTATAGTATAAACAAGAAACACAATAGGAACATTAAACCGTCAAATTTTTGAGTTTAAGTATTACATAGAAAAAAGAGTGTGAAACACCAGTCTGAAGGGGGTTTGGGGGATGGTTGGCTGTAAGGTTAATAATTTGGAGCGTAGCGAGGGATTATTAACCTAAAGCATCCCCCAAGTGTTCTTTGATCATTTGAAATTAAGAAGAGCCTAGATGTACAAAGTAAACTTTGTCCATCTTCTCATCATGATTAACAAGTTAATCATTCTTCGGAATAAACAATTGGAGGATTACTTATTGAAAAATGAAAATTTAACTAAATCAGTGTTCGTGTACTCTTTAGATTCATCTGCTTTTTATAATGATAAAGAAGAAAAATTAAATCAAGATTTGCTTCAACTTCGCCTTTATAAAAAGTTTTTGCAGAAGTTGGCTAAAAAAGTGGCAAAAATGAATGATTCAAATGTATCCGATATTCATTTAAATCTAACTGGTAAGCTCTTTGAGGAAGAAAGAAGCTTTAAGGAATTGGAACAATCGCTAATTACATATATCAAGAAAAAAGGTGAAAGTGAGTCCAGGCTTTCGAATGATATTGATGAGCTAATGGCCTGCAAATACAACAAAGCGAAAATCAACCGTCTTAAAAAAATTACTAACTGTTGGATTAACGAAAAGAAAGATGAATTAATTGAAGAGCAACAAAGTTTCAAAGGGACAAGAACCCTTAGAGGTGATTCGCTTAAAACAAAAGATGGAGAAGTTAGATCACAAAGGGTTATTTCTTTATTTGATTCAGTGCTAATTAGAACACTTGGATTGGACTACGATCAGATCACTGAGGAGATTATGATAGTTGAATCCTTTTACCATAACGTTTTTAGAAGCTTGGTTCAGAATGGTTATTATTTTAATAATGAAAAATACGTTTACTATGCTTCATCAGCAGGACAAATTAGACAAAAGAAGGGTGTATTCATCAAAGAAAAGACGTATCTGAAGAAGAAAAACACTCTGATGTGTGGGCTTAGTGAAGAGGTAATTAATTCTAAGGGCGGCATGAGCATTAACAAATGGATCGCTTACCTTGCCTTATCAAATAGCGCCAGTACATTATGGGAAGGGTTTAATATTGATGAGTGTATAGTTGTAAATGATTTTGAGACGGATGTGTCCACTGAGGTTGATTACATAAACGATGAAACATACGAAATTAAAAGAGAGTACAAGTCTATTCCAATAAATCATACGGATGGCTGTGGAATGATTCTCCCTGAGCTTTCGGAGAGTGCATTCATGTTTAGAGCCCCTTTTATGAAAGGAATGTTAGTCCCATTTCCATTTGATGAGTATTCTAAATTATGCCGGAAGACCAAAATTAAAGATATATACGGCAAGGAATGGGATATTGTTAAAGACGGTATTAAAATTATCCTAACGAAGAGTCAGTTTAAGCTCTGGAAACATTATGATTCATGGGATGATTACAAATCCAAATTTAAGAAGTATGAGTGTCAGGCAGCCAAGCTGAATGAAGAAGAGGATGAATTTAAAAACAGTGAACTTAATTATCAAATGATCCAGACACTAACCGACACGACAGATGAAGAATTAGATAAGCTTTCAGAAAACACAGTGAAGAGGATCCAAACGCTTTACAAAGATAAAGAATCAATGCTTGAGGTTATTGGAGCCGTTGAAAGCAATGCCCATAAAAATAACTTTCAGAAAGCTCATTTGATTTATCCTGAGTTGCTTAATGATAACCATTCAAAGGAGATTATTAAGAAGAATAAAAAGCGTTTGGTGAAGGAAGCAAAAGCAGGAAAAATTCTGCTAGAAGGCTCTCATTATACTTTTATTATTCCAGATTTGTATGCTGCTTGCGGTTATTGGTTTTGCGGTGATTCTGATCCAAAGGTTTTGCTAAATGACGGAGAGGTTAGTTGTAAGCTTTTTAATAATCAGCAAAAATTAGATGTGTTGAGGCCTCCTCATCTATCTAGGGAGCATGGCATTAGGATCAACAAGTTAAATGATGATCTTAAAGACTGGTTCATTACGAAAGGCGTGTATACGTCCACTAAAGATGCCTTGTCAAGACTTCTGCAGTTTGATGTGGACGGAGATAAAGCACTTTTAGTTAGCGACAGCACTTTTGTTGAGATAGCAGAAAGAAATATGAAAAATGATGATATCGTTCCTCTTTATTATGAAATGAAGACAGCAGAAAACCAAGAAATCAATAACGAGAACATCTATAAAAGCTTGGAACTGGCTTTCGAGGTAAATATTGGTGAATATAGCAATAACATAACCAAGGTGTGGAATAGTGATAAGGTTGATTTAGACGTGATCAAATGGCTTACAATGGAAAATAACTTTGAGATTGATTATGCCAAGACCTTATACAAACCAACCCGTCCTGAACATGTTAGTCAAAGAATTAATGGTTTCCTGAAAGGGACTTATAACAGGAAAGTTCCTCACTTCTTTATTTACGCAAAAGACAAGAAAAGAAAGAACGTCAGATCAAGAAATGATTCTGTAGTTAATCGGTTGGGTGAAAAAATACCGAATAACAGGGTGAACTTTAAGAGGCTGGCGGGAGAATTTGATTACACAAAACTGAAGAATGAGAATGCTACTCTTGGGCTTGATCAAGAGGTATTGACACGATTTAATGAACTCTACAAGTTGTATTCGAAGCAGCAACAGGAATTAGGTACAAAGGGAATTCTCCTGCAAATAAAAGATGAATTACTCAAAGATTATAGCAAAAAAAAGGTTGAAGATACAATGATTGTGACAGTCTATACAATGCTTGATCGTAATAAGCACTGGAAGGCCAAACAACAGAAAAAACAAAATGTTTCTCGTCAAGAAGCAGAATGGCATGTAACAAAAGAGATCAGAGAAACCTTGCTGAGTATTAGAGACAGCAGTTACATAACAGATATATTGGTGGAGTATCTATTCAATACTAAATGCTCTAAGCATAAGGATACACTATACAATTGTTTTGGGTATAACATTGTAAGGAATTTGAAAAAGAACATTCGCAGAGCTATTAAATGTGTTGATTGTGAGCGGGAAATCGAAAAGGGAACTAGGTGTGATAAGTGTCAAAAGGATAGGGAAAGAGAGTTAAATAAGCTGAGAAAACGAAAAGAACGTAAAAATAAAAAATGTCACGCTTAAATTACAAGAAAATAAATGAAGATGGATAAGCCCTTGATATACAAGGGTTTTTCCAGTTGTATAGTGATATCTATAATCTTCTTCTAGGGAAGAAAAAAGAAGTATTGATTTATGGATAATTATTTATACGGTTCCGTTATTATAATTTATCACAAAAATCCATACTATGCAATTTCGACCCAAACATTGTTTAATTCAACTTTGGACATCTATAGTCTTTTGGTTATTCCTCCTAAATAATCAAAGAATGCTGATCACTATGATCAGCCCCCCTTATTTTAGATAATTATTTCAAATAAAAATTTATTGATGGAAGGAGGACTATAAGTGGAAATTGATAGACATAAGCTATGGCTAGATATTCGCAAAAGAAGGTTAACTCAAACGGAAATTGCGAAAGAATGCGGTTGTGCTCAGTCAAAAATCAGCTCCTTTTTGAATTATGATTCAGATATGTCACCTGAGCTTATTCAAAGAATGAAAGACTTTGTCTACTCTAAGCCTGAGTATGAAAACGGAAAGCGTAGAGTAATCAAAGTGATCTAATTCTTTGTCGTTACTACATTAAACAGCATTGCGGAAACAATGTTGAAGAGATGTACAAGCCGACTCCAGCGACGTTAAATAAATGGTTTCGGGGTTTCATTAGTTTTACTCCTTTGATTTTATTTTTATTCTTATTCCGAGCCATTTTGGTTCGGGGTTTCTCCTTTTGACATGACTATGTGCGGGGCATCCTCAGTGCCCCCGTAATCGTGTTTAAATGAGAAAAAACAATTGGAGGAATAATAAAATGAAAGAAAATAAGGTTACTGATACGAAAATCCTCAAGTCAGGATATTACTGTAAGAAATGCGATTTGTTTTTTGAGAATACATGGGATATGGAATGCTACTGTCAAGGCGAAGGATGGTATAGAGCTAGTAAAGCGATTTTGATGTTAGAGAAGGTGCTCGGTAATGGAAAATAAAAAAGAACAACCAAGATGGGGCGAGCCAAATGAGAAGTTTCAAGAGTTGGTTAAAAATATTGATCCAGAAGTATTAAGAAAAGCGAATGAAAAAATAAAAGAGATGGCCAATGGTAAGCCTCTTTATAGATTTTAATTAAACATTTAGGAAGGAGGTGATGATATGAGCAAATTAGCAAATGACTTAATAGGCATTTTCAAGCTCGTTTCAAGAGACAGTGAGTTAATGAATCTTGCTTATTATAAAGAGTTGAGTAATCCAGCTAATATAGATGTGCAGCAAAGAGATGATTTTGATGACATCCTCAAAGGAATTATTGTTAGAGCTCCTAAATCTAACGATTTAAAAGAAGATGATCCTCAATGTCGGATCTGCATGTACTTTGGTAACGGCTATACTACACACAATAAGCGTATTACTTCCCAGGATGTAATGATTGACGTATACACCCATATTGATCATTTTGAAGACAATGATCCTAGAAGTCTCAAGATCATAGACCGGCTAATTGATATTGTTTACGATAAAAATGTTGCTGGTGTGGGTAAGGTTGCTAATATCAATAGAATGTTGATAGCTAATCCCCCTGATGGATACCTCGGCTATAAACTCATCTTTTCCTTTGGAGCTCCACAATAATGGAATATTCAAAGGACTTCTTTATTTTAGGTACTCCTATTTCAACAGATATAGGAGAGTGCCACTTCATTAGACTTAAAGATTATCCTCAGTTCGTAAATGATCTCTCTCAAATGGTTAAATCAAAATCTGAAATAATAGCTGAATTTCAAGAAAACAATAAATTTGGTCAATTGGATAGCTTGATCAATGATTTTAACGCTTCAACTTTGTTGGACATAGTTAATGTGATGGATCAGTTAAGAGCCTCTTACCAAAGAGTGTTTGCGAAGGTGTTTAATAACCCTGATGCATTCCAAGCTGTAGACGAGAAGAACTTTTACGATATCCGCAAGTTAATTCTTGATATGCATTGTTTAAAAGAAAAAAAGGTTAGCAAAAACTCTGAACTTGAAAAATTCAACAAGAAAAGTAGAGCGTTGAAACAGTCTGAGAACAATTATGATTTCTCCGATATTGTTAGTTGTGTTGTTCAATTTACTGGGTATTCATCCGCTGAAGTTCTTGAATTAACGCTTCCCCAACTTCACTCTCATTTTTTCAGAGGCGCTGCTTTTTTAAATAGCTCTGCTGCGATTGTACTCTCTACTGTAAGTCCGGAAGCTGCCAAAAACATTGGTTCTTGGAGTCAACATATAGATTTATTTGAAGAAGAGAAAAATTACATAACTAAGAAAGAAGCAAGAAACTTAGAGAAATTATTCTCAAATTAAAAAACAAGGTGGAATTTTAATAAATGAGTAAAAAGACAGTAATTCATGATGTATGTAACGTTGTTATGAAAAGAAAATCTGACGGGAAAGTTATTGCAACTGCTGAAGCACAAACAACTAGCCTGTCTCAAAGTATCCAGGAAGACTATTTAAAAGGCGGATGGGGAAACCAAAACCTTTATCAAATTAAGTCCGACAAGAATATTACAGGAACAATCAAAAATGCTTTCTTCAGCTTGGATTGGTTGGCCATGCAACAAGGAGTCAAGGTTGAAAATGGGACGGTGCAAGTATGGGAGGATGAGACGCTTACTGTTGAGACAGATGGAAAAGTAACTCTTAGCAAGACTCCAGTTGATGCAGTTTCTTTCGAGAATAGCGAAGGAGAGTCTTATCTTATGGAAACTGAATCCACAGAAGGTCAACTCCCTACAACTTTTGCAAAAGAGGGTGCGAAAGTTAAAGCACGATATAAAATTGATGCTGAAGGTGAAATTGTTGAAATTAAGGCTGATACATTCTCTGAAGCTTATGAGATGGAATATCACACTTTAGAGTACGATCCAGAAACTGAAACAATCCATAGTGATCTTTATATTCAGTTCGATAAAATCTCTCCTTCTGGTGAAGCAGAGCTAAACTTTGAAGCCGGCAACGCAATTACACCTGAAATCAAATTCACAGCGCTTGCAGTTGATAATTCTCTTGGGCGTTTCATTCGGGTTAAACGTAAAGCAGACGGATCAAAAGGTGAGAAACCTACTGAGTCTCCAAAGCAAAGCGTTGATCTTGGCGGCGCAAGTGCATAAGGGAGGCGTTGAAGATTCCTTTCTTAAATAAAGATGGAACTACGCTTACCTCTGCAAAAGATGATGGTACTGGCAACCCTATAACGCCTGTATCAATTGAAAATTCAACTATTCCATTAGAGGTTGATCTTAAAACTGATCAGCCTCTTGATGTTAATGTTGCAAACAAATCATCTATTCCAGTTCTTGTGAGAAACACAGTTCCTATTAAAACTCAGATCCAAAAGTCATACGAGGAATCTGTGTTAACAGATAATGATACTGTGGCAGTTGGTGCAACAAAATCGTACACATTAGATCTTGTTGAGAATTTAGGAGTGTTTAGAACTTATGGCGTTGCTCTGTATACAACACAGACTGACAGCGCAAATAGCAAAGTTACAGTTAGTGCTTATTCAGTACCGAAGAGCATTCCTTTTTATTCATCAACATCAGCAAGTGACAGCACAACTTTAATCAGTAATGCTGCATTTGTTTCAAACTATCCAATTCAAAAACAGTTGCCCTTCATTTGTCCAAAATTGCTATTGACAGTTAAGGCATCTGGAACAGTTGATATTACTGGTTTTAAAATGATTGTTTGGGGGATGGAATAATGACTTTTCATGATGTATGCGGAAAGTTTAAAAAGGTTGATGGTATTGAAGATGCATATTTACTGCTTTCAGAGGAGGACAATTATTACATAAGCCTGAGTGATTTTGAAAAGCTCTTTGAAGAGGATTTTGACGAAGAGCATCCATATGAATCACTTTCAGCAGCTTCTGATAATTCTCCAGCCTGGAAAGACATTTGGGACGATATTTGGACGGAAGACCTTTAATAAGGTCTTCTTTATTTTTAAAAGGAGGAATTAAATGAAATCGAAAAAATTAAGCGTATCAGGTGTAAAGACACTATCAAAAAGTGTTGATAAGAAACAAAAGGTTCAGATAAATGATGAGTATCATGTATACATCTATCCTCAGTTCGGTATGTTCAAGTTACAAAAGATGTTTGAGAATTTTGTGAAATCTCTATTAGAAGCTGAAGAGCAAGGTATTGACTTGAGTAAGATCAGCATGAATGATTGGTTAAGTTTTAATGTCGTGAAGGAGTTCAGTGACTTGGATATCCCTGATGATACTAAGAAACAGTTTGAGTTTTATTACGAGTTAATGAACACTGATCTCCTTTATCCAATCTTTAATAAGTTTCCTATAGAATCACTTGAAAAAATAAACATCATAGCTAATAGACTTCGATCCAATTTTGAAAAATTAGGATCTGCTAAGTCTGAAGAGTTTGAACAGATGATTATTAATACAGTAGCTGAACTAGAAGAAAAATAAAAAATAACCATTCAATTTAATCAAAGTCGATTCGCGAACGACTATAAATGTATAAACAAGGACAGAAAACAACATGCAGGATATATTAGCACCCTCCTTCCATGCTAGAAAAAAGTGATAAATAAGGATAAAAATAAAATAAATAGATTGACGATAGTAAACGTAAGTGTTATAATTAAGTTAAGAAAGGAGGGGAAATGAGTATGGAAAAGTTAGAGCTTATCCTTCGGGACTTGGCTTGGGTGGTTGCAATCCTAGCAGGAATAACAACCATGATCAAGAACATCAAGGACTTGAAGGCAAGCAAAAACAAAAAACGACGTTCTCCCGCCAAGAAGAAACGTCGCTCATAAGCTAGAGGGGATTTATTCCCCTTCTCTTATTATTATAACACTTTTCATTCCATACTCAAAACACATGAAAAAATTGGTTGATGTCACAACAATATTCTTTTTTATTCTGTTCATTATGCTGTTTTCGAATTTTGATTATGCTCATCTTAGCACCTTAGATATACTAACAATGGTATTAGCGTTAATCTGGTTGGTAGTTACTATCATAAACATTATCCTTAAGTGGAGGAACCTTAGAAATGACTAAGATTGTTTTTGACAGCATTGATGACTTAAAAGATTTTATAGCAAAAGAAATTTTAACTACATCTGAAGCGATTGAGATCATCGGCTGTAGTCGTCAAAACTTAAAACAGTTGGTCGATCGTGAAACATTAGTACCCATTAAAACAACAAGTCGGGATCGTTTATTTTTAAGAGAAGATATTGAAAGTTATAAAAGGAAAAGGTAAAGGCATCCGCAGCAACGGGTGCTTTTTTATTTGTGTTATGGTCACAAGAGAAATGTAAAAAATAAAGTAGGTGTAAAGCAATTATGCTGAACGAAAAAAAGATAAAAGCTATTGGATTAATTGCTGAAGGAAACCTCAGTATGACTGAAATAGCAAAGGAAGTTGGCGTTAGTCGAAATGCTCTGTATCTATGGAGAAAGGATAAAGAATATCAGCAGGAGCTAGACAAAGAGATACAAAATTTCAAACTTTTAGCGCAACAAGAAAGAAACGCAAGGGCCAAGAACTGGTTTAAAAAATTAGAATACATCGCCATGGATGATGACCAAAAGACTAAGGATCAGATAGATGCGCTTAAAACATTACTTGCTTACTCTGAGGGAACTCCAACGTCTAAGGTTGAAATCACTGAGACAAAGGCAAATGAAGTGGATAAAGAAACAATTGAAGATGAGATTAAGATGTGGAAACAATCAAAAGAAGACAAATGGGAGTGTAATATTAACTGTGTAAGTAAGGAATGCGTACGGTTCCTTACTCACACAGTTTTTTATTTGATAGAATAATAAGTATAAAGCTAAAGGAGTGGTTTCAGTGGGGAAATTGAAAAGAGATCCGAACTCCGTAGAATTAGCTAACAAGATTATCGAACAGTATCAGCCTAAATCAGTAGAAGATATGCAAGAAGCATTAAAAGACATATTTGGTCCCATGTTTGAGTCAATGCTAAAAGGTGAAATGAATCACCATTTGGGCTATGAATCCAATGACAAGGGAGAAAAAGAAACAAGAAATAGAAGAAATGGATATGGCAAAAAGATCGTGAAAACAACGGCAGGAGAAGTTGAAATTGCAGTCCCCCGTGATCGTGATGGTTCATTTGAACCGCAGTTGATTCCAAAGCGTAAAAGAGATGTATCCTCTATA